GCACTGGGTTTCGCGGCATTTCTGTGGCTGGCGACACCGGAATCTGCGGCAAGTACCGACGCGACCACGCCTGCCGAACACCCTCCGGCGGTGGCCGCGGCAGCGCTGGCCGCCGGAGAACACGATTTCGACTTCGAGATCGGCGCGTGGAAGACGCATCTGTCCCGCCGCCTTCATCCGCTGACGGGATCGCAAACCTGGGTCGAGTATGGCGGTACGACGATTGTCCGGCCGGTCTGGGGCGGTGCCGGGAATTTGGTCGAGCTCGTCGTTGATGGACCAGCCGGGCATTTCGAAGGGCTGTCGCTGCGCCTCTACAATCCGCAGACCCGGCAATGGGCGTTGAACTTTGCCAATCGCAGCGACGGCCAGATGGTGGCGCCGACGATCGGCGGCTTCCGTGACGGCCGCGGCGAATTCTATCAGCAGGACACGCTCAACGGCCGCGCGATCTTCGTACGCTTCGTCATCACCAAAAAGTCGAAGGACGCGATCCATTTCGAACAGGCCTTTTCCGCTGACGGCGGCAAGACCTGGGAAGTGAATTGGATCGCCGACGATACCCGCACAGCGTCCTGACCTCGCTTCCGCCGACGTGGCGGGCGCGCGTTGCGGTCCGGCATTCGTCGCCGCCTCGGCCGGGATTTCGAAGAGCCGCTTGCCGGAAATCTGGCTGGGCCACCCGCGGGAAGGCTCGAGCCGACGGGTAAGCCGCGGCGGCCTGATCACGACAGATGTTGGGATGGTGCCGGTTGCAGGAATCGAACCCGCGACCTTCGGTTTACAAAACCGCTGTGGAGCGGGCTGGGGCTCGCCGAAAAACGGCAGAAGTCCAGGGTTTCTGCGGGTTTCAGGACTGATGGCAACGCGCGAAACGCGCTGCGGGCATCGGTTCATGTCGGCACAGAAGGTGGCACATTCTGTTCACGGCGCGTTCGCGTCGCCCTCGCGGTGAACACCGATCAGACAGCGTTCGGGTGGGATGCGTTGTGACATGGCCCTTCGGCGACCTCCGCATGTTCGGCTACAACGTGATCTACGCCGACCCGGCATGGACCTTCGAAACATATTCCGAAGCCGGGGCCGGCCGCAGTCCGCAGGCGCACTACGACACGATGACGGTGGACGAGATCGCCGCGCTCCCGGTCGGCCAACTCGCGCAGGGTAACGCCGCATGCGCGCTATGGGTGGTCGACCCGCTTCTCCCCGAGGGCCTGTACGTGCTCAAGCGTTGGGGCTTCCGATTCGCGACGGTGCTGTTCACCTGGACCAAGGAAAAGCCCAGCGGCGCCGAGCATATCGGCACGGGATACTACACCCGCGCGAACCCCGAAATGTGCCTACTCGGTATCTCGGGATCGATGCCGGCGCGTGATCGCGGCGTGCGGCAATGGCGACACGGCCCGGTCGGCGAGCATAGCCGCAAGCCGGACGAGTTCGCGACCGATCTGGAGCGGCTGTTCGGCGACGTGCCGCGGTGCGAGCTATTCGCGCGGTCGCGTCGGGCCGGATGGGATGGCTGGGGGTTTGAGATCGATGGCCGGCGGGAGCGGAGGGTGGTGGCTCCGGTGATCGCGCCAGCTCCGCTGTTCGATGAGCGCGCGGCATGACCAGCGAACAACGCAGGCTTATGGTCGAGGCGCTCGATATGTTGATTGCGCAGCGCGGCCGCGAAGCGAAAACCGCAGCCAAAGAAGATAATCGCCAATCCATCGCCGCACTTCATCGCCGCGAGAAGGCGATCGCCGAGCAGTTGCGCGACGAGATATGGCGCGCATGACCTGCGAGCCTGCCAAGATTCGACATGTAGGAAATCCCCCGCGATCTAATTACGGGATTATCCCGTAATTGAGAGGCGACCCATGCTCGACTTCGATACAATCCTAGGCCCATTGGTGGGCATCTGCCGCCGCCGCGATCTCAAGCTCAAGTGGAGGATATATCCCAAAGGCGAAGTGTGGGAAGCCGAGGTGCGCTGCGGTAGGCGTGACGGTGATGGCGCGCAGCCTTGCTGGGCAGGAAAGGGTGAAACCCAAGAGGAGGCCCTACAGGCCGCCGCCAATGCTGCCGCGTCGTATTGGGATGACCGTGGGCAGCATGGGATTTCGACCACGTTGCTGGATTTGGTCAGGGCTGGGTAGCGCGGGCGCAAGGGAGTAGATGGGCATGAATATGGAGGCACCAACAATGGCCGACACCATGATCGAACGAGTGGCGCGGACTTTGCGCGATGAGATCGCGTCACCGTCTGGCGATGGTGAGTGGGTACTGGACGAAGGGTTTCGAAGCGCGGAATACTTCGCCGACATTGCGCGCACCATCGTGGCGGCCATGCGCGAGCAGACCGATATGATGGGCAACGGCTTGTCGACGATGCCACGCCAGCCGTACAAGCCGGGATCGCATAGTGCGGCAGAGATTTGGCGAGCCATGATCGACGCTGCGATTGAGGAAGCGTCCTAGACACAAAAAAAGCGCCCCAGCCGGAAGGCCAGGGCGCGTGTAGCTTCCAACGATGTGCAGGCGGCTATTGGGTGGGACAATTCCCCGGCAGCTTCCCCGTCTCGAACACAGCCTTGACGCAGCGGTCATAGGCATTCCGCGCGCCCTGCCGGTTATTCAGCCGCGCCACGGCACCGATCGCCTCGGCCATCAGGTCGAGTTGCTCGCCATATTCGCCCTTGTCGATCAGGATGAGATCGCCCGACTTCTTGCCGGTGAGGGCTGGGAGGCGCTCGGTCTTCTTGGCCTCAGCGCTCAGCGTCGGCAGCGTCGGCCGCTCGGTTCGCGCTATCGACGACGGCGTTGAGGGATGCACGCACCCCGCTACCGTCAAAAACTGGAGGAGGGACAGTAGCGCCAACAGGGCCGCCGGGCGTCGCATCGAGCGCATCGTGGATCTCCGTTATCTTGGATCGGACGAGGGTGGTGGTCTTGTCGTCGGCGATGGCGACCCGCTTGCCGATCGCGTCGACCGTGGCCTGGGCTTCACGTTCGTCCGAGCGGGCTTCGGCGACGGTTTTGGCGTGGGCCTTTTCCTGTCGTGCCTCGACCTTGGCAGCGCCTGCCGTGGAACCGCGGTGATAGATGATGGCGTAGATGCTGCCGAGTAGCGCTGCGACGGCGATGAACGGAACAGCCCAGCCGAACAGGGTGGCGGCCCAACGCGGCCATGCCCAGCCGCTTGCGAGGGAGATCAGGAAGAGCATTTCAGCAGCTCCTAAATTCGCCGGCGGTCAGGAAGCCGTGCCATTTGCAGGGCAGGCCCGATTGCAGGATCGACGGGGTCACGGTCGGCGCAGCGAGATTGCCGTCCCAGTTCCAGCCGCCTTCACGGTTCACGGGGAGCCAGCTGTCGAAGCCGCAGCCGCAGGGGCAGCGGAACGCAATGCCTCGCACGCTCCCCTCGCGTTCGCGGAACTCGATGGCGCCCGGCTGGCGGCCAGCCTCGGATAGAATGTCATCGACGACGATTGCGCAGACCATGGCTATATCCCTCCCACTATTTCGCCGTTGGTGATGAAGCCGTGCCAGTCGCCCGCCGAACTACCGTCGATCGATGGGATGTCGGTCATATCAGGCTCCCTGGATGCAGGCGTTGCGCTCGCGGCGGCGGCGATCCGCGAGTCCGCGCACGACGCGCCCGCCGGCACGGTTCCACATCAGGATTGCCTCGCAGCCCGCGCGCCAGTGAGTAGCGCGAAACTGCTTTGCGGCGGTCGACGTACAGAAGCGGGGTGTGCCGACATTGTAGCCGAGCGAGATCGACGCGAAGAGCGGATATTCACGACCGGGTGTCCAAAGCTGCGGCGCGCAGACCTTCTCCTCCTCCGCCGTCTTGATCAGCGCCGCCTCGAGCATGTCGGTGCACTGCTGCTCGGTGAACTTGGCGCCATTGCGGCGCGCCTCGCGAATCTCCGGCCCGGTCAGGCCATCGCACGCAGTCGCGACGCCGACGATATCGAGGTACGCCTTTAGATATTGCGGCCCGGAAATATGCGTGATCGTCGCCGCGCCCGTCGTCGGGTTGATCGCGACCTTGACCGTGCGCCCGCTTTCCTCGCGCGGGATCGACGTCAGCAACAGACCGGCGACGAATACGCCGACGATACCGGCAAGGGTCTTCTTGCCTGGGCGGCGCGTCTCAGTCCCCATCGGATTTGTCCTTTTGCTTGAACAGGCGAGCGGCCATCGCCGCGGCGAATATGATGGTCGCGATGATCCGCGCGATGTGCTGCGGCATCAGCGAGCGCAGTTCGTCGGGAAGCGCGTTCCAGGCATCGAGCGCGAAGCCAGGGAAGGCTGCACCGACGAACGACCAGGCCAGCCCCACGAAGCTCAGCCGCACCGACCAGAAGCGCCATGATCGGCGCCAGTCATCGATCAGGCGGGCGCGGATCGGCGCCCACCACTTGCGTAGCAGGGTCATGGTTCCTCCCGTGCGGCGCGATGCCGCGGTTCAGGTGTTGCGGTAGGCTTCGGCCAGGCGAGCGGTCGCGCTGAGCAAGGGATCGTTGGCGAGGGCTTCGTCGGCTTGGTCAGCTAGGCGCTCGAGATCGGGCGCTTCCGGCTGGTGGTCATATACCTGGTGCAGTGCCGCAGAGATCGGGAGCGGACGGGCCTTCGCGCGCGCGATCATGAGTTGCAGCGGACAGACGGTCATCAGGGACATCGCCAACGCCAACAGCAGGGCGCCGAGTACCTCCAGCCCCATCATTTCAGCGCACCCCGTTGCTCGACATTGCTCGGAACCAGCACCTCGAGCTTCGCCTCGATCCGGGCAGTCCGCTCATTGATCTTGTCGAGCTTGTCGGCGTCGGAATCCCGTTTCGCCTCCAGCCCGGTCAGGCGGCGCTCATGGTCGGCGAGCTCCGTCATCTTGCCGCCCGTTGTCAGCAGGAATCCGCCGATCAGGAATAGGGTGGTGATGACGGGGAGCCACGCCAACCAGGTCGGCTGGGGTTTGACGGAGGTGGGCATGGGGCGCTGGATTCCGTCGTGCGAGGGTGGGAATATCGAAAGGGCGGCCCGTGAGGACCGCCCGTTGATGCGTTAGTTCGGTCCGTGGAGCCGTTTTCCGGGCGGGATTACTCGGCCGGAATTGCGAGCGGCTGAAGCAACGGAAGGGGCTGGCGGCCGGGACGACGTTTCAGACGGCGCGTCAGCGGCTGTTCGACATACCGATACTGAATGACCCCGACGCCGATCGCCGCCGCCGCCGCGAGCGGCCACCAAAGAAAGGCGCTGAAGGCCGATAGCGCAAAGACGTGGATCAGATATGTCGAATAAGATGCATCGCCGAGATAGGCGAAGAAGCGAGCGGCTCGGCCATGCAACACCGGCTCAAGCTGGATGGCGCCGAACACCAGCAGCGCCGCAGGGCAGCCCCATACGATCGCGCGCTCCGGCGCCGACAGATCGGCCAAGCTTTCCATCAGGAACCGGCTGCCACTGCTGGGAGCCGATGCGACGAACAGCGCGGCGGCCAGTGCGATCGAACCCGCCCCGACCGAAATCGATGAACGCGGCATCCGAGCGATGATCACGCCCATGCCGAACTCCAATATGATCGGGTTGCCGATGAACCGGAACAGCGGCCAGCCGGTCGAGAAGGCGAGCACCATGGCGGCGACGTATCCCGCGACCGCGACCTTCAGAAATGCGGGCCGCCACAACACCAGCGCCGTCACCGAATAGAACAGCATCTCGAAGCAGAGACTCCAGCCCGGCCGGAGATACGGCGCGACGTAATCGGCATAGACGGGCCAGAGCGTTACCGTTGCGGCGAGGCGTTGCCAGTCGACGCCGTGAGCTGCGATCACGAACCAGGCGTAGGGTAGCGAGCAGAGCAGGTAGATCGGGTACACGCGCCTGACGCGGTCCCATAAAAAGACACTTGGCTCTTTCCCGGTGGCGATGCTTGCGATGATGAAGCCCGAGATCACGAAGAAGATATCGACCCCGGCCGCCCCGACTCGCAGCGATGAGTTGGCGTGCAACATGACGACCAGGGCGGCAGCTACGAAGCGCAGTATTTGGATCGATTGAAGCCGCCCCATAGCATCAACATAATCATTTCGGCGGATAAACAACAGTTAAACCGCTTCTTGGCTACATCACCGTGAACAGCACCGGCCTGGCCGCCACGACAACCACCGGCGCTGGGAAGCTGTAGCGCATCCTGGCGCGCGGATCGGTCCAAGTCCCGACGTCATCGTCCAGCATCGCTGCGCGCCGCACAAAGGGATAGGCGACCGACACCTGAGGCGGGGCGGCATAGAACTGCCTGCCGCGCGGATCGCGCCAGTCAGCTTGCCCGTCAAGCATCGCGGCCGAGGTATCGCGACGAACGAACGGATAGATAACCGCCGGCGCCACCACTGGCGCCGAGTAGAATTGCCGGGCGCGGGGATCACTCCACCCTGCTTCTTCATCGGCAGCGGACTGAAGCGCACGGAAGACATTCGCGTTGCCCGTCGGCGGACTGATCGCACCGAAGTTGAAAACGACGCTGAGGCCATAGGGCGGCGAATAGAGCGTCGTGAAGTTGAAGGTGACCGCACTGCCGGGCGGGGGGCTATATCCCATTGCCGTCAGACCGGGACGACGGCGTCATAGACCAGTGCGTTATAGGTCGGGTCATCGAGCGCGACGCCGAATGTCTTGGCGCGGCCGAGCGCGGGGATGGAGAAGTTGCCGCTACCGTCGCTGGTCGCGGTGCCGAGCAATTCGCCGGTGTTGTGATCGTAGAGATAGACCGTCTTGCCGGCTGTCGGCGTGCCGCTTTCCTGTACCTGGCCGCTGACCGATTTGATCGCGCCGGCGGGGGTGAAGGTCTGATAGTTCCGGCCAAGCCCGAGCCATGATGCCCGCGCCGCAATCGTCGTCGTGACGGCATTGTTGGTGGTTGGGCCAACGGTCGAATAGGTCGCACCCTTAGGTGTCGCCGAGTTGGTCGCGGTCGCCGCGCAGGTGTCGATGGTGATATAGCCGGTGGGCGCCGTCTGCGCGAAGCCTGACGTGAAGATCGCAGTGAATACGTCCGCGGTAATAGAAAACGTCGCACCACAAGCAGGCAGTGCCGACCCCAGTGTCATCGTCGACAAGCTGATCCCACCCACACTTCCCACGGGGTTCTGGTTGCCGATGACGTCGTTGTTCCAGTTGCCTGCCCCGACCCGGAACCAGATAAGCCTGTTCTGAATATCGACGGCCACACCGATCGAATTTGTTGCGAGATAGGTAGCGATCGTCGCCACGGTGGCTCCGTTGATCACCACTGCACCGGATTGGCGATAACCGCAGCCGTTCGCGTCTGCGCCGAGCAGTGTACCTGCTGCGAAATTGATCCCGCGATTGCAGATGCCAATCGATGCGGTGCCGCTCAAATTGGCCCCCAGCGAGACCTCGAAGTAAGTAGGACCTGTAATCGACCGCGTTGCCGCGACGTTGCTGCTGCCGCTGCCTACCGAAGCGACAAGATTGCCGCCCGAGAGCGTCACCCCGGCTGATTTTGCGTTAGGGTCCCAAGTCGTCGCGACCATGGGTCAGGTCCAAGTGTCGGAGGTTTCGACGTGGATTTGGCCGACGTCGATCGCGTTGTTGATAAACGCGGGGATGGCCTGTGCAATCATACTCTTGCCATTTAGATTGCCGCCCGAAACAGTGTAGGTGTCGCCGTGGTTTAGTGGTCGATCATGCAGTGGCGCCCAGAGCCCCTTAAAGTACCCTCTAATGGCATTGCTATGGTTGAGCCATATAGGAGAAATCCAGCAAGCGCCGTCGGGTCCATTTGGGTATGCGAAATAAGCGCCGTTAGAATTTCTGCCTAGAGAAATTTGGCCATTCGTCGCGCCGGTCGTTTGAGTATCGGAGTTCCAATTGCCAACCGAAGCCGTTCCCATCTTTGAATTATCAATCAGTTTTCCGATTTTCTGAGAGCCTCCGACTCCAGTCCAGGACCGCGCTGAATAGTGTCCTGTCATAACATTTGAGAGCGTGTACTGAACCGTTGCCCCGCTCAGCGTTGATAGTGATTCAGAACTGGAGCTACCCGTATTCTCTAAAGGTCTTCCGACAATAGCCACCGCATAGGAATCGCTCGTCTTATAGGAGAAGAAATCCCCGAACACGAACGGGAACGCGGCGACCGGCGCCACTTGGTCCCCGGTCTCAATGAACAGATAGATCGTCTGTCCATTTGCAATGATCGTCCACGCCCGCGCGGTCGAATCGGCGGTCGCCGACTTCCGAATGACCAGCGTCCCGACGCCCACCGCGCTCTGACCACTGGTCGGAAACTGCCCCGTCCCCACCGGCGTAATCGCCGACATCGTCTCGAACCCGCAGGCGCGCGCCTCCTTGGCACCGCCGGCGCCAGGCGCTGTATCGTCGACATAGAGGTACATCCCCGAGGCGTTGTTCGCCCCGGTCAGGTTCTGCAGGTAGGCGCGCTTGTTCGTCGTCGTGTAGCCGATCGTCCAGCCGGCCGCTGTGGCAGAGCCATATCCATTGACCAGCACCGCATCGAGCAGCGACGTCAGCGATCCTGCCTGCCCGGTAAGCACCGGTGCCGAGGCGTCCGTCGATCGATAGACACGGACAGTCATTACAGGATCTCGGCGAAATAGAGCGTGCCACTCATCGTCATTGCCGACCCGGGCGGGGTGTCGAGCGATACGACGGCCGCCTGGCTCAGTCCGATCACCGGAATGTCGTTTGGCGGCCAGAAGAAGGAGAGGCCATTGATGACGTTGAGGACGTCGGAATGGAGCGTCTCCGCGGTGCCGCTGGTCGTCGCCTGGGTCGTGTCATTGATCCGCGCCGTCGCGGTCGCCGCCGCATCGCCGCTCAGCGCCTTGCGCGGCGTGGCGGAAGATCCGACCGAACCAGGTGTAACGGTGGCCGTCAGGCGCTTTACCGTGACGCGGAGCGCTGCGACCGTGGTGGCGGTGATCTGGCCGATCTCGATGCCGTGCAGCTCGCACGCCATCGCCGAGCCGCAATAGAGGCCAATGAGGTCCTGGACAGCGGTCACGCTGACGCCAGAGAACGATACCGAATAAGCGCGGCCGCGAGCCATGATTTATCCTCTCTTGAAAACGAAGGTGTAGTGAAGCCCAGACAAGGTCGCATCGACCGAGTCAGGCGCGTAGAAGGCCAGGCGGTCACCGGGGGCGGCGTCGTAATCCGCGGCCAGCGTCCATGTCGCGACAGTGTTACCGAGCGCGATATCCATGCTGCCGATGGTCGTTCCGTTGGCCTTGATCAGGCAGGTCACGTCGGCAGTCGAGGCGGCAACGCAGCCGCCGAGATTGTCAGCGAGTCCCGCTTCGAAGGTCTCGTCGCCCTTCATCTCGATCGCGAACAATTCCTGCGCCGCGGTCGGCTGGCCGGCTAGGCTTCCATAGAAGCGGGCATCGCCCACGGCCAAAGCAGACGTGGTCTCGGATACCCCGGCGCTATTGCTGCTCGCGCCGACCGCGTTACGGGCGATTAGGAACCAGGTGTACGCAGTCGAGGCGGTCAAAGCCGGATCGGTCCAGGTCTGGCCTGTGACCGTAGCAACCTTGGAGGCGGTGCTGAACGACGCGCCTAAGCCTGCCGCGCGCCACACCTCATAGCTAGTGACGTTGTCGGTGCCGGTATTGGCGTTCCACGACAGCACCGCCTGCTGGATACCGGGAGCGACCGTCAGGCCGGTGGGAATGGCGGGGACGCCGCCGGATCCTGTGCCATAGCCGGCACCGCTCGGCGTCACCGTGTAAGCGGTGCAGTCCGCCAGATCCTGCAGGCCGCCACCATAGACGTTGAAGCTCTGGAACTTCAGGTAGAGCGGGACGCCGATGTACGCGATCGGCAGGTCGTATTTGAAGATCGAGCTATCCAGCCGGGCGACCGCCGAACCGCTGGCGTGCAGCGCGGCCGCCGTGCCGTAGAGCCCGCGATAGATGTTCGTGCAGTCGAAGGCATAAACGCCGGTCGGAGTGACCGTCTCGAACGACAGGAATTCGCCGTCGACATAGCAGAGGTTGGCACCGGCCGCGGCATCGGCGGCCGACGTCGCCGAGGTCAGCGAGGCCGCGCTTTGCGCGAGGTTGGCCGACAGGGTGTGTACCGTATCCGGGTTGGTGCCGCCATAGGCCGCGAGCGACGCCGTGGTGACGCCCATGCGCGACGGCTCGTTGATCGTGCCGATCTGGGTATAGCTGGAGTTGTCGGTCGAGATGTGGACGTTGGCGCCGCCCCAGAGCGGGTCGGCTGTGGTTCCGTCGCCGCCGGAGACTGCGGCCCAGACCTGCGCGGTGCTGGAGAGCGAGGATGGCGGTTCGAACAGGACGGGCGGGTTGACCGTGCTGGCCGCGACGCCGGTGTCGACGTTGGTGCCGGCGACCGATTGCGTCGGGATGACGGGGAGCCGGGTGACCGCCTCATTCCATTCGAACCCGACGATATCGAACGTGTCGTCGTCATTCTCGGTGATCTCGTTGACCATCATGGTCACGGTGCCGAGATTGCGGTCGACCGCGACGACGATGTCGCCAGGCTCGAGGCGCATATATTCGGCGCCGAGCTTGCACTGGTACTGGTTGCGGACATAGGCGCCGCGCTGGCCCATCAAGGCGACCATGCCCTGCGCCATCGCCTGGGAGGTCACTTCCTTGGCCTCGGTGCCGTCGTCCTTGTTAACGCCGAACTGCGACACCAGCGCCAGATCCTGCCATGGCACCGGCAGATCGTTGTACTGGTTCGCCTTATTGGCGATCACGATCGAGATGATGTTCTTGCAGTCCTCCGGATCCGCGCGTTGCATCAGGACCGGGTCGGCGCCGCTATCGCCTTTGAAGTCGGCGTCGGTCAGCGTGTAGACCACCGGCAGGCTCGGCAAATAGGTGACGCCGTTGGCCGTAACAGTCTCGGTGCCATAGGGGAGGAACCGGAGGCTGTAGCCGGTCCAGATCGCCGCCGTGTTGGTCAGCGTCATCCACCGCTCGAATATGTCCGATGCTGCCGATTGGCTGGCGAGGATGGGCGAGAAGCCCCAGCCATTGGCCCGGCAATAGGTCTGGAACGAATTGTCGCCCGTCGTGGTCGCTGCCGGCGTCGAATAAAGCGAGTCGTTGTCGATGAACGACATATCGAGTCCGACGCCGATCGTCGGCTCCGACAGGAATTCTTCGATGATCAGCGCGATGTCGGCGTCGTTACCGCCGGTCCATGGTGCCGTGTTCCAGAGCCGCCCCTGCCATTCGAAGCTGTGCTGGTCGAGCGCGTTGCTGCTGCCGATGTCGTAGTTCGCGACGGCGGTGTAAACGATGCCGGGATAGCCGCGCGCCTCGGTCGGGTGCGCCGAGGTCATATAACCCCAGGGCGATTGCGGCGTCGTGCCCGTGAACAGCGTCATGCCCAGCTTGGCGAGCGTCGTGACGTCTTTGCCCTTCCAGACGGTGCCGACGCCGTGAGCGACGCCCCAGCCCAGCGCGAGCAGGAAAGTGCCGGAATAGGTATAGGTGCCGCCGCCCTTGCCGCCGCCGCCTTTGCCCCCAGAATGCTGCTTGTGCGACTTGAAGTCATCCTGCTGGATGATGTTCGGCGCGGTGCGGTTCTCGCCCCAGCAGATCGCGATCGCGACGTTGCTTGTCGAGGTCTGGGTGGCAAGCCCGGTATATTCCGGCTTGGTCTTCTTGCCGCCGAACAGGAGTCCCACCTAGCGCCTCCAATAGCTGTAGACGCGGCACTTCAGCGTGGTCATCGGCGTCCCGTTGACGTTGCATTCAACCACTTGTTGCTCCGATGCGAAGGCGTGGACGATGCTCGGCCAGGCGGTGACGATCGCGCTGTGCGAATAGGTCCGCCCCCAGCGCCACATGAGAATGTCGCCAGGCTCAGCGCGGAAAGCGGCGCGCTCGGCCAGCGGCGTGTCGCTGTCATCGACCCGGCCGCAATAGCTTTCGACGACCGCGAGATAGCGTTCCTCGCCGCGGTGCAGATGCCAGTCTGGCGGATACTCGCCAGTCGAAAAGCGATCGATCAGGCCGGCGCCGACGAACGTCTCGATCAGGATGTGCGCGCAGTCGACGCAGGCGCCCAGCACAGAGCCTCGATGGGCGTATGGCGTCCCGACCCACCGGCGCACCTCCGCGACGACGGACGCGCGCTCCGCCTGTTCCCGCGCGGTGGTGTCCATCTAGACCGCCGATTCCGCGACGGGGATCAGGTCTTCGCCAGCAAAGAAATCGAGATATGCCCCGCCGTGAAAGTCCTGGCAGCGCGCGATCGTGCCAGGGCACCCCTCATAGGCGGTGAAGCTCTGGCCAGCCTCGGGCACGAAATCGAGCGGATAGACCAGGAAGAGACCCGAACTATTGGCCCCCTGGATCTTCCGAACCCGCGTCACCGAATCGCTGTTGGCGATATGGACCATGCCCTCGACGTAATTCGCGCTGGCACCTGTCCAGGGCAGGAAGCTGGTCGTCGGCGTGCCGCCGCTGATCGTCACCAGGGTAGCGAAGGCATTGCGATCGACGCCGCATGCCGCATCGCCCCAGACGTTGTTGCAGCGGCTGGTGTAGAGTTGCTTCGGCATCTGCCGGTTGAGGACATTGAGCGCCGATTTCACGTTGAGCGTCGCGGTCTGCCGGCCGACATCGCTGAGGCTGGTCAGCACGCCATTGTTCCAAGGCATGCCGCCGAGCCACGGATGGGTTAGGTCAGGCGCCCATTCAGTGGCGATGAAGCGGTCACGCCGGATCTTGGCGCCGTCGAGATAGCCGAGCTTCAACGCTTCCGGCCAGGACAGCCGCGCCTGGAAATCGAGCGCATTGGTATAGTCGAGCTTGACCAGTTGCTCGTCGACGGTGACGCCGATCTTGTTGTGCGAGCGCAGCCCTTCGATCAGCACGCTACGCGCCTTGTAGGTCTGCCGGATCGATCCGCCGATCGGCACCACGGTGATGTCGCGGCGCGCGTTGGTGTAATAAAGCGGGCTGCCGGCAATCGGGGTAATCGTGAAGCAATCGGCATAGGCGAAGTTCCGCGATGCCAGCGCGTCGACCACTTCCTGTTCGGTGTGCCCGGGCTGGGCGGTGATCGGTCTCACGCCAGCAGCTCGCTATGGAACTTGAGCGATTTCAGCTCCCACAGCGTGGCGGCGAATTTCGAGAAATCGAGCATGTCGTCCTCGAAGAAGCAGGTGAAGAAATACTGACCGTCCCAGCTCAGCAGCGTACCGTCCTCCGGCGCCGAGCCGAACAGCAGCTTGTTGGGCATGGTGACGGTGTAATCGGCCGGGTTGATCGTATAGCGATAGGAGATAGTCGCGGCGGCGCCGGCCTGGGCAGCGTTAAAGGTATAGACACCTGCCGCCACGGCATATTGACCCGTCGACGGCGTCCCGGCCACCTTGGTCAGCGGCGTGCCACCGATCGTCACACCCTCGTCAGCGATGAATGCCGCGGCGTGGGTCACGGTCACGGTATAGGGGCCGGTGCCGGGCACGCTGTGGCTCTCATCGACCGCGCCATAGACGGTGATGGTGTTGGCGGTGTCGACCTGGCCTACCGGCTCGCGGTACGATCCGATTGCGCGCATGAAGTCGAATTGCAGTGTGCCGCCGTCGGCGGTCGCAAGCGCGACGTTCGTGGCGGTGTAGAAGTCTGGGCTCTTGAACAGGAAGGGCCTGGCGCGACCGCCCGCGGTGCAGAAGGCGCCCTCCATCTGCCTCAGGCTGGAATCGTCGCCAGAATAGTCCTCAAGGAACGAGAAGGTCAGCTCGAACGCCCAGTTCGGATAGTCGGCGAGCGCGAGACGCGTGGAATTGAGCGCGGCACTCTGGCTCACCCGCGTGCTGAACTGCGGCGTCATCCCGACGGGAAAGGTCAGTCCGCGCATCAGCGGCGGTCGATCGAGTGCGGCCGGCCGGGTCGGGTCGATCGTGGAATTGCCAAAACCCGGCAGCGTGGCTGTGACCATGATTTCCTCAGGTTGCACTGGGATGAGGGTTTCGATGAAGAAAAGCGAAACCCGTAAATTGGGTCGCCCTTCTGTCAGCGGCTCGGTGATGACCAAGGGACTGCGCAGGTTCGGCGCGCCCTCGGTGAGGGGCTCCGTCACTATCAGCGGCACCCTGAGCGCCGGTCGCCCTTCTGTCAGCGGCTCGGTGATGACCAGCGGAACCCGGAGCTCGGTCATCAGCTGTTGTTTTCCGGGCCGACTTCTATCGTGTTAGCTTCGGCGCCAGTAAAGCTGACCCCAGTGTGGGGGTTGAGCGCCCAGCGGTCGCGATAGAGCGTGAACGTCTGATTGATGTAATGATCGGACCCGCGATATTCGGTGCCGCCGGTCTTGATCACCGGGCGTTCGACAACCTGTGTCGCGTCGTCCTGCCTGGCGCCCATCGTGACTTGCAGCACATGCACCAGCGGCGAGTTGATGATCGCCTCGGGGGCGTAGAGGTCATAGACCCCGCTGGTTGGCGTGAAAGCGTATTTGGTGTCATCGAGCAGGGTGTTGAGGACCGACTGCCAGTTGGTCCCGGCCGGCGCCGTGCCGCCGATCGACATGCCGGTGTGACTGCCGGGGCCAGCCATGAACTGCGTCTTGACGCGGGTGTTGCCGGTCCAGTCGTTATTCTCGCTGCCCGACGTATCGTTGAAGAAGAGGTCGTCGATCGCGCAATGCGTCTTATGATCTGCTGCCGCCGTCTGTGATGCCGCGACCATCAGAGCATCGAAGGTCGACACCGACGATGCCTGCGTATCTGCCGAGACGAGATCGATCACAGTCGTGGTATTGATTCGAACCTCGACCTCGCCGGCGGTGTTGTCGACCTTGCCGTAGAATTCGACGTGAAAGCGCTGGTTCTCCTGGAAGCTGCCGAGCTTCGAGGAAACAAGCCGGCCAGTGGTCGACGAACCGGACGGCTTGGCACCGCGCCACACGCTGATGATCCCGTTTTGCTCGAACGAAATGCAGTACTGGCAGACGCCATCGGTCGAATCGTAGACGCCGACGATCGGCGCCTGTTGGTCGTCGGAATCGCTGTACAGGATCATCGAGAAGCCGATGAAGCCGTCGCTCACGGTGACATCGGTCGGGATGATATAGCCGTTGAGAAGCGGTACAAAGTTGCCGACTCCGAAGTTGAACAGCAGCGCCTTGCCGAAGCCATAGGCACCAGTCTCGACGTCAAGTGCGAGTGTCTGGCAGTATCCGAAGGGATACCAACCGGCCGCGCCCCATAGCCGCTCGCGTGTCGCCTGATTTTGACCGCTGGGGAACCAGTCAAGGCCGTGCAGGACTCGGTTGGTCATCAGAATTTGACCCCTGCGAAATGGCCTTCGCGCTTGGCCTGTTTCATCGCCTGGGCGATTGCGCCGCGGTTCTCGTGGATCTGCGCCGGGGTGAGCCCGCGCGCGGTATGGTCGTGGTAGTGATAGTGCGAATCGCCGGCCGCCATCGCCTGAGGCGAGGGACGGTCATTATCGTTCAGCGCCGCCATCAGCTGGCTGTTGTCGGCCGCAGGGATGATGCGCTCGCCGGCGTGGATCTGCGCGATCATGTCGACCGGGACATCATTGGTGCCGACCGCAAGGGCCGCCATGGTGCCGAACCCGGCTGCCGTCGCGGCCATCGATGCGCCGAACGCTGGAGCGCCGAGGTCGATCGGGAAGGGTGCCGCTGCCATCGATGCTACGCCGCCTGCGCCGGCGAGGCCGGCCAGAACGGGGATTTGCGCCGCAGCGGCGACACGTTGAGCGATTGCGGAAGCAACAAGCGCGGCAGTCTCGGCCGCGCCTCTGGTTGCAACCCCCGCTGTCGTGGCGGCCGTCTTGCCTACCTCGGTCGCCGTGTGGGCGCCGAGATGGATGCCGAGCAGGCCGAGCAGCTTGGCGAAGAAGCCAGTGTTTTCCACACCGGCACGCGTGGCGACGCCTGCCGTCGTGGCGCCTGTCTTTGCCACCTCGGCGGCGGTATGCTGGCCGGCCTGAATCGCCAGTTGCGCCCGCTGCGCTGCCGTCATGAAGATGTGGGTGACGATCCAGTTGCCGACCATCTTGGTGAGCACCTGGCTGATCGATCCCAGCAGCGAATTGTAGACGCCGAGGATCGCTTGCTTCCAGGTCTGAGTATAGCCGGCGACACCGACCAGCCCCGAAACGGTCGATCCGACGACACCATCGATATAGCTGTGATAAGCCTGCTTGACCGTCAGGATATCCTGGATCGATCGTGCATTCGCTTGGGTTTCGAGCCGCGCCTTGGCATCGGCGTAATCCTGATCAGCCTTGAGCTTGGACGCGACCGCATCTTTGTACTGCTTCGAATCCTCGGTGTAGCTATCCCTCGATCGGGTGACCTGGGCCCGCAGCAGTTCGTCCTGCTTGTTGTAGGTCACCTCCAGATCCGAGATTTCCTCGCGGTTGAGCTCCTGATGCAGCATCGCGATCTTGCGCGCGGATTCGATCTCGCCGAGCGGGTTGCCCTGCTCCTGATCGCGGATCGCTGTCTCGGTTGTAGCGGCGTCGGATTGGCGGATCGCGCGAATCGCGGCGAGGTGCGACTTCAACTGCTCGAGTTGCTTGTTCTCGCCGTCGCGCGCGGCCTGGAACATCTGGTTTTGATGCTCGCGCTCCAGCCGCACGAAATCACGGTGGGCATCGAGATATTCGCGGGACTGATCGCCGAACTTCGATTTGATGAAGGCGAGCTTTTCGTCCCAATCCTTCTTCGTCGCGGCCCAGTTGTTGCGGTCGGCCTCGATCTGGTCGTTTAGATCGGCGAGGTGCTCCTCATAGCCCTGGCGGGCGAGCGTCTTTTGGGCCTGGTAGATCTTGGACTGAACGTCGAGCCATTCCTTCGAGCCTTTGGCGGTCAGGCCGACCTTGCTCTGCCAGAAATCGAGCTCGCGCTGGGTCTGGTCGCCAAAGAAGTCGTTGCTGAGCACCTCGGCGGCGTGGAGCTGCTCCTGCCATTCCGAAACGATGCTCGGACCCTTCTTGCCCTTGGGGCCTGGGCTGGAACGATCGCCGGCCAGCTTGCCAGCATCGGCGGCGCGGGTCGCGGCTTCCTCCGGGCTCATCACCTGACCCGCGAGCTTGGTCAGCTCGATCTGCTTGCCGAGATCGTCGATCAGACCCTTGTTGTGGGCGCGCTTGGCCACCACCAACTGATCCTGCAGCACCGATATCTTGTGCGCCTTCTCCGCTTCCGGGAGGAAGGTCTGGTAGGCGCGGGTATATTCCTCAAGCGCCTGCTTATCCCGCTTCACCGCCTCGGAATTGGCACCGCGCAGCGTGGTATCGGCGACGATCGCCTGGGCAAGCTTGCTGGCGGAGCCGAGCAGCTGGTCGCGCTTCGACTGGTCGTTGCCTTCGGGGGTGGCGTTGAACAACGCACCGCCTGCCGATGATGCCGCGTTCAGCTTGGCGAATAGCTGGGTGAGGTTGGCCTTGCCTTCCGCCTGCGCCTGCGCCTGCGCCATCATCCCGGAGCCGGCAAACCCGAAGCCCTGAAAAATGGCCAGCTGCTCGTTGACCTTGCCGAGCCATACCCAGAGATCGCTGAGTTTAGCGGTCAGTGCGCCGAACTGACCTTCCAGCCCGACGCCGGACGCCTTCGCATCATCCATGCGCTGTTGCAGCGCCTGGACCAGCGCGGCAACAGCCTCGTCCTTGTCGCCCATGTCCGACAGGGTGCGGATGTGCTCCATCGTGGTGCTGTCGAGGATGCCGAGCGACGCGTTGAGGTCTTCGGCGCCCTTGACCGGATCGCGCATCGCCTCGGCCAGCGTCTTCTGGGCGTCGGCAGCCTTCTCGCCGGTCAGCTGGGCGAATATTTCGACATCGCCGGCAAGCTTGGTGACCGATTCCTGCGATCTCACACCGGCGGCGGCGAATGCTTCCGCCGCTTCAGTCGATGCAGCGACGGACTGATGGCTCCATTTTGCAGCTGCTTCGCCGGCGGCGTTGAGTTGCGAGACGGAGAGGCCGGATGCCGCGCCAACGCCGAGGGTGGACGCCAGCAGCGCGCGCTGGGCCGCTTCGTACTGGATCGTCGCGACAGTGGCGGCGCCAGCCACAACCACAACCGCGCCGATCGCGAGGCCAAGCGGCGACATGAGGGCGGTCAGGGCCGATGTCGTGTTCTCGGTTCCGGCAAGCGCCTGGGTCAGGATCATCGCCGACCCGGTCATCTTGGTGAAGCGGCCCGACAGCGCCTCGTGGACCAGGACAAGCGATTCGGTGGCCACACGGCTGTTGATGTGCGCCGCGGTGTTGGTCGTTGTCGCCGCGGTATCGGCTGCGGTCGCTGCCGTTTCTACGCCGGTCGCCGCCGCGTTCTGCAGTGCCGCGCCGGCCGCACCTTCGTTTGCTGCCGCCAGCCCCAACATCGCAGGCGTGATCTTGGAGAGATCGCCGCCGGTCTGTTGCAGCGCCTTCGCCATCGCGGACGCTGAGGCGTTCAGCTGATCGCCGAGGCCTGCAACCTTGCCTTTGGCTTCGTCGACCGAATCCCCGAGCGAGCGATCGACGCTACCGGTGATCGTGATTTTGACCTCGCCCTCACCTTCACTCGACATGGATTGCCTCAATTGTTCGGGTGGTTGGTGAGGGGATGGTCAGGCTTCGTATTCAGGGAGATCGAGTTCGACCTCTTCCGCCACAAAGCTGCTCGTCTCGGCGGGTGGCTCGTAGCCGAAGTACCCCGCAAGGAAGACCTCAGGCGGGGGCTGGCGGACCAGTTCGCGGCTGTAGATGTTATTCCAATCCTGCAGCGTGCCGTGGTCGAGCCAATATTCTGGCGACTGGTGGAAATAGCGGACCAGCTTCGCCAGGATGCCGTCGAAGTCTATTTCGGGGGCTTCGTCGCCCCCTTGGCTTCCCCCGCGCCGTCATCGCCCTCCGTGGGCGTGGCAGGCACCCAGCCGCCGCTCTGATAGCGGAGCACAAAGAACGCATCGAGCAGTTGGGGCGGCGCGACCGGCAATTCTTCGAATGCGGCGCGATCGATCGACGGATCGGCTGCCGAGACGCCGAGGAAGGCGAGGTCGACCAGATCGGCCATCTCGTCCTCGCTGCAATCGAGCGAGCCGCCCGACGCCGCGATGCGATCGATCAGACCGGCAGCGCCGAGTTTGCGGCACAGCGGATAGGCCTTCATGTTGAGGCGCAGCGGCAGGGCGGGCACGTCGAACGTGCGGCCACCCAGGGTCATTGGTCGTGTTTCGGTCATGAGGCAATCCGTTGGCCGGTGCGATGCCCGACTTCCCGGATCGTGCCGGGATGGTCGAGGCTTTCGACGTAGATCGTCGGCAGTTCCAGCGAGGAGGAGAGGTAACGAGGGCCGAGCTTGGCGACCGCGTCGAGGAGCGCGAGGCGGTTCCAGCGGATTTCCTTGATCGTTCCGCAAGCGAGCGGCGGCAGGAAGCGCTTGAAGCGATATTCGCGGATCTTGCGCCCGACGAACTCGACCTCTTTCGCCACCTCGGCTTCGGAGCGACGAAACGCCGCCATGATCTTCTCGACAGGGACACCATTGGCGGTGTTCTCGAAGATCAGGCGGCGCTCCTCGCCGAGCCGTTCAAGTTCGTCGGCCATGTGCTGTTACGCGGCCTGAGCAAACGCGAACGTGCCCAGCGTGTCGGACGCGTCGGTCGATGCCATGAAGCCGAACGTCGGCTTGGCATAATCGCCCTGCTTGGTCGAAATGGCGGCGTCGCTCGGGATGCAGTTGTTGAGCGTCAGCACGTCCTGGTCCACGCCATAGGGGAAGACCATGATGCCGGTGAATGCGCCGGCCGGACCCATCAGCGAATTGGTGATGGTCAGCTTCTCGCCCGAGGTCGAGCTCGTATAGAGATAGCTGATCTTCATGTTCTTGTTCGCGTCGGCGGTAGCGAAGGTGTAGACGCCCGCGGCGACCGAATACTGACCCGCAGCGGGGCCGGAAGCGACGCGGGTGAAGACGGTGCCATCCGACGCCAGGACAACGCCGAGATCGGTCGTCCAGGTCGAGCTGTTGGCAACGGTGATCGTGTAGGCGACGCTGCCGGGGATCGTGCCGGCCTCGTAATCCTGCTCGATGATCGTACCGGTGGTGTTGCCGACCGCGAACATGAGATCGCCGAACAGACGGGCCGAGTTCGCGCCCATCGTCACCTTGCCCGTCACCGACATGTCGCCGGCAGCGACCGCGACGGGGAGGCGATTCTCGCCCGACAGCGACTTGGTGTTGAGCTTGAAGTCGATGCTCTGATCCTGCGGCACATAGGCGCGCATCGGGGTCGGGGCAGCGACGGCGTTGATACCGAAGAAGCGGCCGGCGCCGAAGATCTTCTTGCCGGTGGTCGAGTTGGACATGGCGTATTACTCCTTGGTGCCGGCGGGCTTGTCCGCCTTAGGGGTTGCAGAATCAGGCTTGTGATCGGGATCGGTCGTCGCTGGCTTGCCAGTGATAAGCGCGCCGAGGCGCCGCTTCAGGTCAGCGCAGGCGGCGTGCGCCTGGTTGTACGTCTCGACGCTGTACGAGATGGGCGGCTGCTGGATCTGCTCGGCGAACCAAGCGTCGATCTCCGCCGTGACAGCGTCGATTGGGGGCGTGGACATAATGTTCTCCGTCTCAGGGAATGAGCATGGTTATGGGGACGATCAGCACGGCGATGCCGTCGAGGTCGCCATTGTCCTTGTGGATCGAACCATCGATGAAGGCGCGGTAGACCAGGCCGCCGAGCGTTTGTTTCAGGCCAGGGAAAGCTGGACGGAAAGCATTCTCGACCGCGTCGAGGATATTGTTCGACTCCTCGGACGGGATTGCGGACTGGTCCTTGCCGCCGCGGTGAACGATGACCCAGTTGGCGCGCAGGGTCAGCATATCGAGTTGGTCGTCGTTCGACGTGATCGTCTCGGAGCCGTCGATCTGGTACAGCGATGGAGCGGGCGCCTTGTCCCACATCTTGAGGCGGCGCGACCGCTCCACGAACCGCTCACCAGAGCCCCAGGTCACATCGCTGAGCGCGAGCAGCGCGTCGAGGATGGCGTTCCGGTTCATCGGCTGACCGCCTGCTGCGCGCCACGGATGGCGGCCTCCTTGAGGCCCTCAACGATCTCGTCAGCTTGGTCGGCGAGCGACGATCGCAGATACGATCGTTCCGGAATGACCGAACCGGGATGGTGGACAATCTTGGCGAAGATTTGCTTCCCCCCGAGCATGAAGGCCAAAGCGGACGCCTTCGACGGGACGATATCGTGGGGTGGCGTCTTGCCGCCGAATTCGTGGATCCCGGCATATTTGACATCGCCGGACGAGAAGACTTCGCCGACCACTTCGTCACCGTCGGTGTGGCTGTCCTGTTGGATCGACCTGGCGAGCTTGCCGCTACGCTGGTTCAGCACCTGCCCGTTGAGCTTGTCCTGCACGACGTGGCGCTGCAGGTTGATCGTCACCTGGCGCATTTTGGTCGCGACAAAGGCGATCACCTGAGACGGCACGGTGGGAAGGTCCGCGAGCAGCTTGCCCGCGTCGAGCCGCGCGCTCAGCATGACGGCGCACCTGGCATGTAATTGGACAGCCGCGCCAGAACAGCCCTGTGCATCGCCTCCCGGCTGAACGCGACGGTGGTGGCACCGGAGCTCGAATGGCTCGTCTCGCCGATATGGGTCCGCGAGGCATAGGCCTCGCCAACCAGTTCGGTCACGGCAAGCGAGAGGTCGGCGGGAACGGCGGCGTAACCGGCGGTGTAGGTCACCTGGACCGGCTGGGCATAAGGCATGCGCGACCCGACCAGGATCACGGCGCGGCCATCGGTGCAGACGCCGGCGGTCGAGCTAACCGGGCTGGTCTGGGTCGAGACAGCCTCGCCCGCCCACGCGATCGAGGCGACCGACTGGACCGGCCAGTTGCGCAGATTGAAGCGCGAGCCACCGGTGCCGCGGTACGTCTCGGTATGGGTCGCGGTCAGGATGGTGCGTTGAAGCGTCGATTCGACGAACGCCGAAACTTCGGTCACGAGATTGGTCAGCAGGGGATCGTCACCGGTGGTCGTAATGCTCAGCCACTGCTTCACAGCGGCAAGCGTGGTGAGATCCCCTGCCGCCATGGGTCAGCCCTTCGCGGGAACGAAGTTGAAGCCGTGATCGATGAGATCGGCCGCAGCCGCGACGGGCACGGTGACGACGCCATGGGCATCGGCGTCGTAGCTGATGCCGCGCCACGAACAGCCGGCGCCGTCGGCGTTGCGCATTTCGGTGTGGCCGTCGTAGACGACAGGCTCGACGGGGGTTGCATCGGCAGCCGCCTTGGCCTCCGCAGCAGCCTTCTCTTCCGCCTCGGCCTTCTCGCGTGCGGCGGCTTCCTCGGCTTCCTTGGCAGCAACCGCATCGGCAGCCGTCTTGGCGTCGGCCTCTTCCTTGGCCTTGGCTTCCGCCTCAGCATTGTCGATCGCTTCGATCGCAGCGGTGATGGCGGCGACAGCGCCGGTGCGCGCATCGTTGCCCTTGGCCTTCTCGGCATCGAGCACCAATTCGAGCGATGGCTTGTCGAGCGCGGCCAGAGCCTCGGTCAGCGCCGGGATGGCCAGCGCGACGATCTCGGCGACGCGCGCCGCATCGATGGTGGTTTGATCACCCATCGGAAATCTCCTTGGAAAAATGGCCCCGCAGTTTGCCGCCGCGGGGCCAGGTAACCCCAGGCCAAAGGGAGGTTAAACCTGGGAGGGGAGGGATCAGCCGTTGGCGATGTTGTCGATCACGCCCATGGCAAACGGCGCGTAGACCGCCAGCGTTTCCTCGACATAGACGCCGGACTGCTCCGCGCGCGTCGTGATCGGCCAGTCGATCTGGTAATAGTCGCGGCGGACCTTCATCTCCGCGACGTTCGGCACCTCGCTCGACTGGTACTGCACCGGCAGATCGCCGGCCCAGCCCAGGATCGTCCCCGCCGAGATATTCGGGTGGAGACGGATCGGGATTTTCTTGTTGAGGTACGGGTTGTAATAATATTCCACGTTCCCGCCGGCGGTGAGAATGACCTCGCCCTGCGCCGGGTCCTTGAAATAGTTGAGCAGCGAGGCCGAGCCGGAGGTCAGCACCTTCTTGGTGATGTTCCGCTGTTCCTGGCTGTTGACGTAGAGCACGTCGACCGAGCACTGGTAGTTATCCCACATCGACTGCATCATGTCGTCGACCTCGGTGATCGAACCCTGACCCGAAGAGGTGAGCGTGGTGCCGGTGCCGGCCGTGCCGGTGGCGAGCGCCTTCACATAGGCGCCCGAGCCCGACTTGAGCGCGGTGGTGAGCAGGCCGTCGAAGGCCAGCGTGTTGGTCGAGCAATCGGCGGTGACGAGCGTTGCGGCCTGACCCGTGCCCGCCAGCGGAGCCGAGAACACGGCGGAGTTGATCGACGTGATCTTCTCCAGCTTCTCGTTGCCCGCGGTGCCGACGAACCATGCATAGCCGACCGCACCCTGGATAACGGTCGCGGTGCAGATCAGCGGAGCGCCGAGCGTGACCGCCTGGCTGGCCCCTGCCGACTTGTTCGACGAACCGCCATAGATGGTGAAGGTCTTGCCGTCGGCGCCGGTGACGGTCTTCGAGGTCGCGACACCGCTGGCGAGCGACGAGTTGCGCATGCCCTCCATGGTGAGGGCGACGACGATCACCGAATAGGTGGCCGATGGCAGGGTCGAGCCGGTGCCGGACGAAGATACGGTCGGCGTGGCAGGCGTGCCCAGCGCCAGCGAGGCGTTGCCGAAGATGACGCCCGCTTCTTCCTTGAGCATCGTCTTCTGCAACAGGCGCGTGGTCATCATCGCCTTGATGTCTTCGAAGGTGCGGCCCGCCGAGATCGCCTCGAACGTCGCCTGGTCTTCCTCGCCGAGCGTGACATAGGACGCCGCTTTGTTGGCCGTGGTGTACGCCATCTGACCCGCGCGCTGACCCTCGGGCACCCACGGGGTGTTGTCGAAGCCGGAGCCGATCAGGGCGCTGACCTGCTTCCAGTTGGTCGCGGTACCGACGCCGCCGCCGACGCGCGGCAGCGATTTGATGATCGGCGTATTGACCGGATAGAGGTTCTTGGCCGGCGCCTGGAGGTCATAGGCGACCAGCCCGGTGCCGGTGGAGATCGCCTTCTCGATCATATCGGGACGGCCACCGGCCATCTGCATGATCTCGCGGGCGATGTCCTCGCTGGGGTTGGTCAGGCTGGTGACGAGGGCCTTCTTGATCTCGTCGGGAGTGATTGCGTTCATGATCTATCCGTCCTTTTTGGATAGGCGCAGGGGTGTGTTCCGCGCCGCCTGGTGGCGGGCGGTGACACGGCTTTCGCCGGGCCGATCGGTCAGGCGGCTGCGCGGGCCGTCTTGACGAGTTGCGGATTTTGGAGCGCGGCGCGGAGCAGGATATCGCCACGCTGGGCTTCGGGGAGGCTGTCGAGCGCCTTGTGGAAGTCCTCGGCGCTGATCTGGGCACCGGTACCGCCGGCACCGGGCGAGATGTCCTCGGACTTGCTCACCGCACGCAGGGGTCCGCCCGCGGTCTTGGGCGCAGCGGGCTCGGATTCGACTTGCTCGAGCCGCTTGGTCAGATCGGAGATGGTCGCCTCGAACCGCTTGGTCAGTTCCTGTACCGCAGGGGCGGCCTCGGTCAGCGCCTTTGCCAGCCGCTCGTTCTCGGCGGTGAGCGCCTTGTTCGCTTCCTCGGGATCATCGACGCCCTCGACCTTGGCGCAATTGTCCTTGTCGCACGTCGCGCCGAGTTTGGTCATGTGGTCGTGCGATTGCTGGATCATCGCCGCGTCACGCTTCGAATTGCGGGCGCCGACCTTCTCCATCAGGTCGGTGTCGGCCTTGACCATATCCACGATCTCATTGGCGCAGATGATGATCTCGGGATCGCCGTCGATCATGGTCAGCGTGAGGTCGGGCAGGTTGGTCGTGATCTGCGTCAGCAGTTCGGACACTTCCTCGGTCGTCACCGCGATCACGAAGTCGCGAAGTTGGTTCAGGATGCCGACCGCCATCGCGGGGACGGGCGAGTCGTCGCCCTCGGAACGCTGTTCCCAGGCGATGGAGGCGGCCAGATCGCCGAAGCATTCCAGCACGCGCGCCGAGCCCGGGATGAACCACAGGCCCTTGGTCACGTCGTCGGTCTGGACGGTCTGAGCGATGAGCTTGAGCGCGGTGCCGGCCTTGGCCATGTCGGCGAAGGGGCCGGTTGCGGCGACGTCGGTCGGGGCGGGAATCACCACGTTCGCCTTGCCGATCGCGTCGGCGAGGGCTGCGGCGGGATCGGCTGGAGCATCGGCTTGCGCCGCTGCTTCCTTGCCCTCCTCGCCGGTCGCCTCGTCCACCGCTTCGGCAGCAAGCGCTTCGGTGCCCGTGGCATCGGCGCCTGCTTCGGCTGCGGCGTCGGCGTCAGCCACCTTGGCAGCTTCATCGTCGCCTTCCTCGTCATCGCCCAGGTCGCTCGCCAGCGCTTCGGTGATCAGCGCCTCGCGGGCCTTGAACAGGAAGTCCTTGTAGCGCTTCGACCCAGCGGCATCGGCCAACAGGCGGGCTTTCGCGACGACCTCGTCACCGCTCGGGGTATATTCGGGCATATCGGCCTTCCACATGTTGATGACGGCGTCGGGGTTGCACGGGGAGTCTACGAGGGAAATTTCCACCAATTTCAATGCTGTAATGATGGAGCGGTCGGCGGAATCGCGCTTGAGCACCTTCCCGCCGACGGAGAAACCGGCATAGACGCCGGCACGAACCTTCGTGATCGCGAGCGGGTCAACGACCAGGGCGCAAATCTGCGTCGCGCCTGAGCCGTCGACATCGGCCTCCAGCACCTTCCCGGCCGCCGATGGCTCATGCATCTCGCGCAGTGCCGGGAAGCGTTCGTAATCGGGAAGGGCGGCCTTCATCGCGTCCGCGGTGATGACCTCGCCGGCGCCGTCACGGGTTTCGGCGGACGCGATGCCCCAAACCTTGATCGTCCCGTCAGCCTGATCCTCGACCTTGGTGATGGCGCCAAACTGGCGAGCAATGGACATGGTTTCGCGCCTTTCTTGATGCCGAGCTTAAGCCAGGGTCTGCCAGTTGAGCAGGATCGTGCCGGTCAGGATCGCTGCCGGATCGCCGGACGCGGCCCAGGTGGCGGCAGCGTTGAAGTAGATCGACTTGACCCCACCCGCTTCACTGACGAGCGAGAACGGCGATGCAGTGGCCAGCGCGGTCTGAACCGTCGCGGTACCGTTGCAGTCCGCCGCAGCCTTGCCGACCGCGATCGATTGGAACGTTGCGGTGCCGGACAGAACTGCGACGGCGCCGGATGCCACGACATGGCCCAGCCCGACCGTGGGGGTGTCCGCTGTGATATGCGCGGCGGTCTGGGTGATCGCGACTGCCATGCGGGCGGATTCGATGATCTGCGAGCCGGCGGGGAGGGTATAGACCAGCTTGCCCACGCCGAGCGCTGCGCCACCGGCAATCGCGGGAAGCACGGCCCCGGAGCCGAACGTCAGCAGCGTGGTGTGCCGGAAGCCGTCGCCATATTCGAGCGCGGTTACGCCGGTCGCGGCGGTGCCCACATTGGCACCGGCCTGCACGACGAGACAACCATCGGCCATCAGGTCCTGCAGATCGTTCCCGACCGGCACGTTGTAGATGAAGCCGTTGGTGTCGGGCGTGTAGGTCGCGCCGCGGGTGGCATATTGGCCGGACTTGGTCGGGGCGAGAACGGTGACGGTCGTCATGGCAGGTTCCTTCGTGGGTAGAGGAAATCAGATTTCGGTTGGGTCGGTCGCGGTGGCGGTGGTCGCGCAAGAACAATTCGGATGACTGGGCTCGAAGTCGTCGCCGCTGGCAAAGGGCTGATCGAGCGGGATATCGCCCTCCGCCTCGTTGCTGAGGCATATCTGGCAGGTGTCGCCGTCGTTGGCGGTCTGCCAGGCCTTGGTGATCACCAGCCCGTCGGCCTGCGCCTCGCGCCAGCCCGCGCCCTTGCCCTCGCCATTGGCCTTGGCGACTTCGTTGAAGGCAATCGTCTTGGCCCGGTCGGCTGAGAAGGCCGTCGACGCCTGGATCGCGTCTGCAATGGCGTCCGTGCCGATGTTGTTGCGCAGGCCGTCGGCGATCACCGAGCGGATCATCGAGCGCGTCGTCGCGATCAGGCTTTCGTCGCCGTCGAGCGATACCAGTTCGGCACCGCGCGCCTCGATGTAGGCGATGGCGCGATCGAACACGCGGTTGGTCAGGGCGGTGTCGGGTTTCGCTACAACGACTTTCAAGGCGAGCGATGCGCTGTCCTTGATGAAGGCGTCGAGTTCGGCCGCGATGATCGCCTCGATCGCAAGCAGTTCGTCGAATGTTAGCCCGCGTGAGATGGCGTCGGCGACGCGGTCGGCCGAGATCCTTGGGTCTTCGTCGGCCTTACCGACAGCGGCGAGCGCCTTGACGACGTCTGCCGCGGCAGCATCGCCGGCAGCGGATAGGATGGGCTTGAGGGCCTTGGCGAGGCTCGCCGTGGTGCGGCGCGCCAGAGGGCGGGTGGGCGAGATCGGGGCCAGCTTGGCCAGCTTCTCCGCGGCGCCCGGCTTGACCGGCTTGACCGGCTTCGGCGCCGTCTCGTCATTCGCGGGGACAGGCTTGCCGTCAGGCCCGGTCTGCGCACCGGGGGCGGGCACCACGACCTGTTCCGGTGGCTCCGGCGGGTTGAGCACCGAATCCAGCGTTACGGCACCCGACGCGGTATAGATCAGCGGTTGTGCCCCCATGCCATTCGGCAGCGGATCGTCGCCGCGGGCATCCCTGATCTCGTCGATCGTCTTCGACCCGTTACGCAGATCGGTGTTTTCGAGTTCCGACCGCTCCTTGGCGCTGGTCGCGTCTTCCTTGGTCCAGGCAAATTCGAGATCGGGGTAACCCATCTCGTCCTGAATAATGTCGTCGATCCAGCGCTTGGCCCAGAGCTTGAGCGGTTCGAGGCCTTCCTCCAGCGCGCGTTCCTGGTCCGTCTCGCCGGTCGAGCGGTTCATCTGCCGGATGAATGGGGTGGGCGGCAGGGAGAACGCGAACGCCACGATGCGCGCGAGCCATTCGTCGAACTCGTCCTTGACCGGGGCGGCCTTGAACGACGTGTATGCGGAGCCATGAGGCCCCCAGATCAGCTTGTTCTGCTCGGCCTGGTTGCCGCCGATCCTGTCATCGAACCATTGCTGCAATTCCTGGATCTTGGTCGCATCCCATCCTTCGGGCGCGTTGAGCAGACCGGCGGGGACGTTGCCTTCGGTGAAGTAGCTCAGCTGCGAGGCCTGCCGGCGCAGGATGATGTTGATCGTGACGATGATCTGCTCGACCGGGCCGAACCCGTAGAGGTGGTTCGGGCGGGGATTGCGGGGGACGTAGAGCAGATCGGCGTTGGTGAGGTCGTTCCAGGCCACGCCCTTGATGACCTGCTGATAGGCGATGTCGTCGGCGCCACGCGGGCGCCTGCCGGTGTCGTCGACCATGGGGTGGATCGTATCGCCGGGGACGATCTCAAGACCGAGCAGCTTGCCGCCGCGGGTGCGCCGCTTCTCGAATGCCGGAGCATCGAGCGCGAGCAGGTCTTCCAGGCTCATGCGCAGGAACGTCGCGAACGGGGTCACGCCATCCGGCTTGCCCCAGAACTTGGTGACCTCGGCGATGCGCGGATCCTCGCCCTTCTTCTTGTTGTCGACCGCCTTGATCTGCCATTCCAGGCGCTCGAACTGGTCCTTACGGGTCTCGATCGCGAGGCGGACCAATTCGACATTGGCGAAGGCGCGCAAGGCCCGGAATCCGAACGGCTCGTAAGCGCGCGGGGTCAGCGTGGCATTGATGTTCGGCTTGAAGTCGTAGCCGCGCACCGGCTGCTGCACGACCGGCGTTAGCGGGAATCCGGGCGAGAACGGACCCCACGCGTTGGCGTTGGCGGTACCCCAGCTATAGGTGATGTTGGTCTGCACGCCGCCCTTCGGCATCGGGTTCTCCTTCAGGCGCCGGCGTCAGCCATGAAGCGCTCATATTCCATGCTGCCGGGGGCATATGGGCAGGCGATTGCGGCTCGCTGCTTGGCTTGGGCGGCGGCTTCGGTTTCAGCCGTCGCCTTCGCCGCATTCTGGTCGCGGACGAGATGCAGGAAGCCGGACGAGGCAACCTGTTCGCGCGACATGTAGGCGAGGGCCTGCGTCATCGAATCCACCTGGTCGTCATGCGCCGATGCCGGGAACTGCGCTGTCTCGCCGGTGAAGTCCGCCAGCCAGGCCGCGCCCTCGGGCAGGAACACCCGGCCGCTTTCGATCACGGGCGTGACGGCATGGGCTCGAGCAATTTTGTCGGTATCGACGCCGATCGGGACGATGGCCAATCGCGTGCCGGTCCGCAATTCCTGGATCAACGATTGGCCCGACGCCTTGTCCTCGACCAAGATCGCGTGCGGTTGATGCTTGGCGGCCAGCGCGATCACCTGACGCTTCAAATCCGGGAACTCGACCCGCTCGCGCCAGACGTCGAGGAGGTAATACCCGTCGTCGCATTCGGCCCATGTCGTGCAGACCGACGGGTCGTTGTCGGTCTTGATCTTGAAACCGGTATCCCAGCTTTGGATGATGCGGCGAGCGACCGGAAGCGCCTCGGACCGGAAGTATCGCCACCAGCTGGTGCGGAACACGCCGCCGCCGGCTGGGGCTGGCCGCTGCTGAAGCTGCCCCGCCGTACCATACGAACCAAGCGAGCCTTCGAGCGACTTGAGCTCAACTTCGCCCACCCGCGACGGCCACAGCAATTCGCCCCGAACCTTGCGAGGATCACCGGCATAAACATGCGGGTGGTCCTCCTCGTACCGCGCGGGCAGGCACAACACGGTCCAAGGCTCGCCCTTGGCCAAGATATGCCCGACCAGGTCGTCCTCATGGAGCCGCTGCATCACGCCGACATACGCGCCCGTCTTAGGGTCGTTGAGGCGGGTCGACATGGTGTTGTCCCACCAGTCGTTGACCGCCACGCGCGCCGTGACGCTGTTCGCTTCCTTCGCTGAGAGCGGGTCATCGAACATGACGACACTGCCACCTTCACCGGTCGCGGTGCCATCGACCGATGAGGCGATGCGATACCCGCCGCGGTTATTCTCGAAGCGGATCTTCGTGTTCTGGTCGCTGGTCAGGGCGAAGCGATCGCCCCAAAGCGCCCTGTACCAGGGGCTATCGATGAGACGGCGGCATTTGACGTTATCGCGCACCGACAGCGAATGGGCGTAGCTGGTCGAGAGGAACCCGGCGCCGGGGCCGATCAGCGGGAAGCCTTGCGCCGATTCCAGCGTCCAGACCCATGCGGGCCACGCCACCGACACCAGCAATGATTTCATGTGCCGCGGCGGAATGTTGATGATCAGGCGGCGGCAGCGCCCGAAGGTCACGTCCTCGAGGTGGCGGCAGATCGTCTCGATATGCCAGTTGTCAACGAACTCGGCCGGGTCGATGTACTTCCACGCCGCCTTCACGAATTCATGGAGCGATCGGCAGCGCGCGCGAATCTCGATAGCGTCGCGCGCTACCCGCTCGAGCTCGCGCCGTTCCTGCTCAGCCTTGATCGACGCCAGCAGGTGCGCCGGATTCCCCGCCGCCTTCGTCAACAGCTCCGCCAAGGAGGGTTGCGGCTTTGGCGAGGATGTCGAGCTGATCATCGGTGTACCTGCTCATGTCCCGGTGTTCGATCGGGGCGCCGCCTGGCCCGCTGTGTTCGTGGGCGGTGACCTCGCGCATCCGGCGCCGGGTCTTGTCCCGCCAGATGATCAAGGTCGGGTTGCCCTTCATGCACTCCCGGAACATCGCGCCTTCGACGAGCGCATCGGCTACCTCGATCCCGGCCTCGAGTTCCTTGCGACAATGCTTGAACAGCGTGTCGACGGTGATTCCGAGCACCTTGGCGATCGTCTCCTGGGTCGCCCGACCAGAATTGGCAGTCACGAACATCCGCTGCTCGTCATTCGGCTTCCACGGCTTGCGTCCGGGCGAGCGGGGCATGACCCTAGGCGCTGCGGGCTTTTTGGCCCGCGGTGTCGGCCGCTTCGCCATGTCGATCTCCGGGTGTTGCGGCCTCTCGCGCGGCGAATTGATCACCTCCTCTCGGACAATGGCGCGGGCCTGAAACGAAAAACCGCCCGACGGGCTGGGGAGCCCCGGGCGGATTTCTACGAATGGATGAAGCGCTTAGTCTGTCGCGTCCCGATTTGCAACAGGATTTGCACGCATGGGCAGGAGGATGGTTCCTCGGGTCATCGTTACCATGGCGCGGGTGGTGGCGCAATGTGGCGGGGATCGAGAGTCTGGCAATTACGGGATTTGCCCGCATTTAGCGATTTAACCTATATTATTCATGTGGTTGTCTAGAAATGAGATCGGCCAACAGCCCAGGGTGCAGCCACATGGCCAAGGAGAGCAGCTTATACGCAACGATCGCCATGAGATCGCGCCAGGTAGCCGCCATTGCCTCGGTGATGGTCATGCTGGCCATGGCCCGTAAACCGCCCATCCATCATTGCGCCACTGGCTCGCGACCTCCTCGTGGATGAATTTGACGCGGTAGGTAGCCGCTAAATCCTGGTCGAACTCCGGTTCTGAAATAGCGACGCAGACGTCAGGGCCCTTGGTGTAAGCTTCTTCACATAGCCGTTCAATCTCGGCGGATAATTTAGCGGCGCTCGTGTCTATGGCCGACTTTGCCATTGCTTGGAGCGCCTTCATTGCGGCGGCGTCGAGCGTCGACATGCCGGTCAGCGCGCGCGGTCGGAACTCGGGCAATTCAGGCTTACGTCGACCCAGTTCCTCAAACGCGACGGTCACGCTTGTAGTCGCGCGCTCAGTGCCCACCGAAAGGACCCCGCTGCCGAACTTGTAGTCAGCCATCACCTTCTCCAATTCCTAACCCCATATACCACCAACCGTCATTCTCTCATCCTACTCTGCGATAGTGATGCCAGCTAGCCATCCGAGCAATTTGCGTTTTATGCAATTTGCTCCAGGCGAACGGCAATGACGAACGTGTCGCCATCGACCTTCATTCGGTATTCCCCGGTCGCTCCGGGATTGATGGCGTTCATCGTCCGCACGCGCTCGGTCATCGCCATGACCTTTTCGCCGAGCCCGAATGCGTCCATCGTTTCCATGTCAGGCATCGTCCACCTCCTGCGCCGTTCCTGCCCTGTCCATGGTGTGAGGGTCTGGAGACAGCCGATCGATCACGCGGCCCAGGATCATGTGCAGCCGCTCCTTGTTCCCATCGGCGAGGCGGATTCGCTTGCCGTTTGGGGCGAAGTAATCGCGCCAGTCCGTGAGCAACTCGACAAGCTCGGCATCATCGGACGACGGCATCCAACCCGCTTCTTGGGTGAAGGCGAGCGAGGACGCGAGTAGCGCGAGGATCTGATCAGCGGCACGGCCTGCAGGCAGAGCCATGCCCTTACCCTCGCGCGATTCCGTGATCGCCTGGATGACGATGCCGGCGATCGACTGTCGCGACCAATGCTCCCTCGCCCGTTCTTCCAGTTCATTTGGCATGGGAGGTGTCCTTGAGGACACGCCGCGGCAGATATTTCACTCTACTCTTGACTGCGCCACACCGGAGGCATCGATAGGAGACAATCACGTTACCGATCATCATTGCGGTAGCGTGGTCCACGTCCAAGACTTCAACTTCCGGGAGCGATGGCCACTTGTGGAAAAATGGAAGGCAGCGCATCAAACGCCTCCAGTAGGCGGGAGATTGGCGTCGATATCGGCAATCGCATCGCACAATCGTTTGGCTGATAGGTGCTGATCCTCGCCGCACACCGACCCGTCCGTGTCTTCGGCCTCATCGACCATGAAACGACCGGCGTAATCCCGCGCGGCTTCTTCGATCTCGCGCAACAGGTTGATCTCCCGCTCCTGCGCGGCTTCCGTAACGGGGGTCGAGAGGGCGGCGGTTACCTTCACGATGGGGCAATTGTCCGCGTGCCGTTCGGGTTCGGTATTGAGCCAGCCAGCTCGACAGATATTGCATGTCGAACCTTCCGACCCGCGCCCGATCTCAAGGCGCAAGAATGGCAAAGCGGCCTCAAGCGCTTCCCGCTCCCTGCTCACACTCATAACGGGGGTGGAGCTAAGGATGGCGTCGGGCTCGACCCAGCCGGACGCGCGCATCATCGACCGAATAGCTTCGGCGAATTGACATTCCCAATCGGAAACGGGATGGTCCGTACTCATTAGCCACTCGCGAATGACCTCGACCAGTTCAGGCGACCGCCCCTCATCTCCCACTACTGGCGATGGGGAGGCTGCTAGAGCGTCCCGGAGTTCGTAGGCAGCATCCAGATCCTTTGTCTTAACCTCGTGCCCGCACTGTTCGCATTCGATGAACCCGGTTTCGAGATACATCAGCGCCGTTTTCGCCGACGCAAGCAAATTCACCCCCACTACGGGTTGGGCGAGGGCTTCAAGACGGTCGCGTATCTCGCGAAGGTCGTCGGGCTCAACGGCGATCATGGTGGTATATTCGTCCACCGGCGATGCCAACAGCATCTTGTCGATCCGCTCGATCAGTTCTTCATCCTGCATGTTCGGTTCCTTCGGTGAGGGCGGTGTCGATCGCGGCGACCAGAATTTGTCTGACGTTACGCCTTGCATTGAGCGCGCCGACAGTGCCCGCCCCCGCATAGTGGTCGTGGCACTTTACCCCCGCCTCGATCATCGCCTCAGACGGCTCCCGAAGCGCGGAGATGGCTGCTCGGGCGCATATCGCCGCGATGGCTTGCCGCTGGTCCCATTCCCACTCGGGGAACAGCTTCTGCAACTCGGCATCAACGGCCAGGTCTGCCCGCTCCACGATGTTATCCGTCATCTGTTCTGGTCCTTGAGTGCCGAAATACGGGCAGTCCGAGCTAACGTGGCCGAGCGCTTCGGCTGCGTTCGGGCCACCGGGACAGGTGCAATGGTCGGCGCTGATAAGGGACATTGGCGCAGTCCTTCGTAGGTTGTCTTGAAGCGCAGCATGGCCAGATGAAACGCCATCTGGTCGCGCATTTCGGGTGAGATATCGCCGCAGAGCTGGTCGAACGTCATCACCCACCCCCGTTTTCTAGGAGGTGCGCGCGGACGACTTGGCCGAGCGGGGTAGCGACCCATCCGATGTCATCAGGACCGATGCGCAACAGGCCCTTTTCGGTCAGCCTTGCGAAGGCATTGCCGTTCGGTCTGACGATCTTCCAATCGGTCGGAAGAATGATCGGGTTGTCGTTCAGCATCGCTTGGCGCTCACCGTCGCTCAGCTTCCCCGCGACTGCGGCGATATCGGGGGGTGTCATGGTCATGACGAAGCGCCTTTCATGGCAGCGGCATAAATCGAGGATTGCATGTCTTTCCGGCCGAACGCATGATCCAGCCAGACTTGCTCCACGTAGAACATGCCCTTGTGCTGTTGCTCGGCGTAGGGCTTGTAGCGCTCGGCGATCTCTGCCGATGAGCAGATGGCGACGATCTGTGGTCGACCTGGCTTGAGCGACCACACGACGTGCAGCACAATGTCGCCGCGATCATCGTAGGTCAGGCGCGGGTCGCGTGGTTCGATCATCTCGCTTCCTTCCGTCTGTGTCATTGCGATGCGGCCTGGGAGCGGGCATGGAGGGCGGCTGCGGTAAGGGCGAGTGCTGGGCTAGCCCCATATCGTGAGACGATACGCGCCCCATGCCACACACAGGCTCGGCTCGTGTTTCCGGTGCGCTCAAACTGGACGTTGAACCCTTCCGGCACCAACGTCATCGCAGCATCGATGCTGCCGAGCCAGTCGGGCGGATCAATGCGCTGCCGGGGAACGCGCTGATCCTCGCCGGTCTGGCACCACCAGCCGCTATCGTCCTCACGCCAGCCATAGCCATGCTCGACGGGCGACAGTTCAGGCACTTCGAACAGCGCGCGGTAAATGTCCTTGGACAGAGCGGGGTCACGCCCGCCCAACCGCCCAGCCCGATCAGCCAGTTCGTTCAGGTCCATGTTCTTCTCCGCCATCTCGTTTAGCTCCGCGCTCATTGGGAGGCGCTCCGGGCGCGCTCTGGATCATAGACCCAGCCCAAGGCATTCAGACGCGTGTCAACGTCGGACTCGCCCTCTTTCCAAGTGCCCAGCCACAACGCCAAATGGTATCGCCCCTTCTCCTTGGGCGCGCCGTACGACAGCTTGACCGTGTCCGCGGGGTGATCCTGAAACGCCCGCAGTAGCAGGCCGTCTCCGGGCTTAAGTTCGCCGTCGCTCATGTTCTTCTCCGTGGGGTTAGAGGGCATCGGAAGGGGGTTGGGCGGGTGCGTTCTCTTCGTGCCAAGTGTCGATCTCGGCGCAGACTGCCTCCCATGTCTTGCCGTCTGCCTTCTCGCCATTGTCGGTCCACCCGATCTCTTCGCCCTCGTATGAGGCGTCGTAGTTCGGGCCGAGCGCCATGAAGGCGGGCTCTGGCCAGCGACCGCGATAGACCGACCATCCGCGATAGGTGTCTGGCTGCTGCGGCACTTCGCCGAGCGCGTGAATATGGGCCTTTAACGCTGCGTCGGACATTGTCTGCGCCTCCTTCGGGGGTGGGGTGGATGTCATGGGTAGGGCTCGTTTGCGTTGCGCTCGCGATACCGATCGCGGCATCCGACCGAGCAGAACACTTCGTCCTTTTCGACAATCCAGCCAGCCGCGCGCACGTATTCGAGCAGGCGGCCTTTGGGCAGGTAGTCGTCGGAGAACACGCCCTCGGATGGGATACTGCAATCCCCGCAAACGATCTCGCACCAAACCGAAACGCTCATTTCACTTGCCTCTAAAAACAGTATCGATTAGCTAAACGACATCGTTTTGCTCGTCAACTACAAAAGAGTATCGTTTTCTTGAAACAGCCAGCCAAGCCAGCTACGGAGCGCCAGATGGGTCGCCCTCCGCTTTTCATGAAACCAGTGCCCGTGCGGCTGTCGCAAGACGCGCTCGACCGCATCGAGAAGATCGCCGGGAAATACGGGCGCCCGAAGTTCATCCGAGAAGCCGTCGCCGAGAAGCTCGCCCGCGAAGAACTCTCCGAACTCCACCGCGAAGGCAAGTAGTTAACATGCGCGCTGCCCAGCAAAGGCGGTGCTTCCCCCAACGGGAGGCTGATGTTCCAGCCCGACGCGAAGAATGTTGAGCGCTGCGTTGACGTCCCGATCGTGGGACGCTCCGCAGTCGCTACATTGCCAGCGCCTTATTCCAAGCGCGCCCATACCTTTCGGACTGCTGTCGGGAATGGTCCCGCAGCACGAGCACGTTTGGGAACTGTATCGTTCGTCCGCTTCGATAAACACGGCTCCGTGCCTTCTGGCCTTGTAGCGGAGCATGTGTCGGAAATCCGACCAGCCGGCGTCGAGCACGGACTTAGCCATCCGTGTCTTAGCCAGGCCGGCGGCGTTCACATTGCCGACGACGATCAGACTATTCTCCCGAACGATCCTGGTGGACTGTTCGTGAAGGTGGTGACGGCGAGCGTTCGCTATCTTGGCATGGATAGCTCGAACTCGCTGCTTGTTTCGCGCCCGCTGGGCAACAGCCAGACGAGCTTCATATTGCCGGTAGTGCTGGAGCGCAGGCACCTTGCGACCGTCGCTCAACGTTGCGAGATCCTTCAGGCCAAGGTCGATGCCAATTCTGCCATCGCCAGTGGGGAGATCATCGGCCACCTTGCATTGAAAGACGACATACCAGCGCCCGCGCGCGTCTTGGGCGAAACTTCCGCAACGATACTCGCCCTCGACGTCGCGGCTTTTCCAAAATTGGTATCGACGCTTGAGGTAAATAACAGCGCCACCGTCTAGCCTAGCATTGCGCGATCTGAACGGCACCCATCCGAGAGAGCGCTTCGGCCCAAAGCTCACGCGGAACCGAGGGCAGCGCCGGCGCTGGTCGCGGCTCTTTGCGAACTGCAAACAGATTGCCGTTATGGTGTCCGAATGTAGCCCAAGGCCAACCGACGAACCTGCCGTCAAGCGGTCGAGTTCGTAGCCTGACGGCCAGAAAACGCGCTTGTCTCCATACCGCCGGCGCTCTGCATCCCTCTGCGTCGCGACGCAGAAGTTCCACACCTGATTGCAGGCAATCGCATGACGACGGAGATGCCGATCGCCGCTCTTAACGCGATATTTGAAGCTAATTATTGACATGCCGCTCAACCATGATCGGGGGCCTTGGTGAGGGTGCGGAGAGAGGCGGAGACGGCGTTGCGATCGTCGGTGTGCTTCCGGTACAAAGCCCACAGCCGCTTGCTCTCTGCCCGCATCCCATCCCATACGGTCATGCCGTTGTCGGCGATCGGCTCCATCGGATCGTTCTTGTCGACCGTTCCGAGCGCGTTCATCGCTTGGCGTAGAAGCTCGTTGGAATCCGCGAACGTCTCTCGGAACCGCTCAATCGCCGCAGCTTCGGCAGCGAGCATGGCGCGGTAAGCCGACCGCCGCGCGAAGCCCGGTGCCCGATGCCCGCGCTCCTTCGCTTCCATAAGCAGCGCCGCGTCGTACAGCTCCTTCATTTCAGCATCACTCATGACCATCATCCGCATAGGGAACGAGCGCCGAGAACCGCTCCAAGGCCGCGTCTAGGGCGCCTTGCTCCCCGGCCGACAGGAACCCGGTATCGAATGCTTCACGGGCAGCGATAACGAGATCGATGACATCTTGTGGCAAGTTCGCTTCCAGGTCTGGACGCGACGGGCTGTCTGGACGTGCGGGGGAGTTAGTCGGCATTGGGGGTCTCCGGGGTGGGGTTGTGCGATGCCTGACGGCCCGCGCTGTCGCCTACGGCCGAGCCGCTGTGCGTCTCGTCGGCTTCGCCGCTTCCATCGCTATCGCTGGCGGGCGCGCCATCGTGCCAGACAAAATAGGTTCCGTATTCGGGATGGCCGTGGATTTTCGCCATGTCCTCAAAGCTGGACCAGACCGACGTTGACGGCGTGGTGCACCAGCGAAGCACGCAGGTTCCGTCGCTGAAAATGATGCCTTCAAGCTGGGGCTGATCGGCCGGAGCCTTTTGGTCCGCAGTATGCGTCTCGGGTACGAACGGGCGATAGAGCGTGAAGCGCTTCATGCCTTACCTCCAGAGAGATACGGCCCGCTCTCGTATGCCTCAGGTCCGCCCCATTTCCCGTTGTCGGGCATGGCGAACATTGAGCCGAGCCAGATGTGATTGATCGCGCCGCATGTGCACTGATAGTGCCAATGCCAAGCCGTTTCCGCGATTACCTGTGCGCACTGCTCAGCATGGACCCAACGACGACAATCGCAGCAGATGAAGTCCCAGCCGTAGCGCTTTATCGCACGCTGCCTACGCCGCCGCTCAGCCCATTTGGGGAATAGACGCTCAATCAGTGTGTCGTGGTCGCGGACAAACCGCGCGCCAACTTGCTGTCGCTCGTCGCCGTGGGTTTGACGGCTGCGCGAGGGATCGAAGCCGCTTGCGGCCGAGACCGAAGGGCTCGGTTCACGAGAGCCCGGTGCCAACGGCACGCGCCCTAAATCGTTATCCATTCTTGCTCTCCGGGGTGATGGAGGGGATGGGGTCGGCAGCGGCAACGAGCGAGCGAAGACTGTCGATCGCGACATCGTGCATCGCCAGCGCTCGGCTGATCTCGGCCATCTTCTCGCTGACGTGGAACGCTTCATCCCGATCGCCGTCGTGATACGCGGACGCCATTGAGCGCGGGAAAAGGCCTGCTCTGGCGATATCGTCGGTGTAGCCGTTAGCGCCGCCAGAAGACGACTTGCGGTGCCACGCTCGCCAATACCGGGACCATATCAGCCATTCGCATGATCCCTCGGGCGTCTCTCGAAGGCGGCGCAGGAAGCGACCGTTCGGACCACGCTTTTGCCCACTCGTCTTGCCGACGCGCTCTGGGGAGGGAGTCATGCTGCGAGGGCCTGTTGGTTGAGGTGCGCGATAAGCTGCCGGCCAATGAACTCGGTGTATGCGGGCGGGATAGCTTGGGCGATTTCCTCGCGCCGGGCCCGCCAGTTTATGCCCATCGCGGCGGCGCCATCTTCACGCTTGAAGTTGTGGCCTGCGACGCAGATCATGTCGGCGCCCGTCTCAAATGTGCTATAGGTCCGCGAGGAATTGGTGGTGCCGCGATGCTGCCGATGGGGCGGCGTCATCATGAAGAAGCTGCATTCGAACAAACGATGGCGAAACACGCGCAACCCGAACATCGTGCCGCACAACATGATCGGATCAATGAGCGGCGCGCCGGGGACGTTCTCGATTACGTATGGCTTCCCGCTGGTGATGCAAATGTCTCGGGCCCGGCTTATGAAATCGCCGTGACGCGCGACCGTCGCCAGATGCAGCTTGGCAGTGATGCTGTGGATTTGGCACGGAGGGCTGGCATGGATAGCGTCGAAGCCCGAAACGAAAGCCGGGCCCAGGTCGCAAACGTCAGCCTGGATGAACTCGAAAGGGTAGTTCGGCTGTGGCGCGATATCGACGCCGACGACATCGAAGCCAGCTTGGTGATAGCCCATACCAGCCCCGCCCGCACAGCAGAACAGGTCCAGCAACCTAGGACGCCGCCCGCTCACGATCCCACCTCTGGGGTTATCTCAGGGGTGGGGGTGGCATCGCCGCGCAGGATCTCCACAATCTCATGCCAAGGACGCATGTATCCGCGCGCATCAAGGAACTTCGGATCGGCCGTGACCACCACGCCAGGCTGGTGCGCGGCCGCCTCGAAATCCGCCGGCGCAGGCTCGCTCAGCACGACAGGCAACGACCCCGGCGCGCCCACAGCCCGAACCGGCAACAGATGCGCAATCCCACCCAACAACCGCAACGCCGCTAGCCGAACCACCGCGGTAACATTCGCGTACCGACACCGCGCCACCCGAGCCGCATCGGTGATCGTCATTTCCTCGAGCACCACCCGATCGAACGTGCCCAGCATGTCGGCAGGGATGAACCCGGCGGCGAAGCGCAGCGCATCGCGAGCCTCAAGCTCCAGCGGCGTCCGCGCCATGTGCCCGTAAGCCCGTTCCCCGCCGGCGCTGCGTTCCGACATGCCGGACGCGCTCAGGATCGTGTCGAAGCCGGTCTTCTCCCAGGTGCGGCGGTACCAGAGCACGGCGGGATAGGTGTCGTCGGTCAGGACGCCGCGGGCATGGAGTTGGACGATGCGGGATTCGGTGACGCGCTTCATGGCCTGCGTCTGGCGCGCGGTCCCGTCGGTCTTGTCCGCGGTCACCATCTCGAACTCGCCGGCCGCTAACTGCTCACGCGTCGGTTTGATCTCGGTATCGGCCAGATTGGTGAATTTGCCCGCTTCGATCTCAGTTAGGGCATCGACGCGGCGTAGCTCGGCGTTGCGATCAGACCGGTCCCGCCCGAGCATCGCAACGATCCGCTTCGCTTCCGGAACCGTCGTCCGGTACAGCCTGACAAGATCGTCGTCCGTCAGCTTCGACCGATCGATTCCGTCCTCCCCGCTCTTACCCGCCATCGCCACACACTCCGCAAAATCTGTCGCCCCGCCCCGGAGCAGGTTTTCTGTTGCCGAAAATTGGGTCATCCCGAGCCGCCTTGTCTGGGGCCGTGGACCTTCTCCGCCAGCAGCTCGAGTTGCTTCCGGTCGGTCCAGGCGTGGAGCCATTCCGGGTTGATCAGCACTATGCCGGTGGCGTGCCAGGCCTCCCGGGCGGCGCGTCTTGCCGCGTTCGGGTCGGGCTCGCGCATTGCCGCGGCGTAGGGGGCGAGTTGGGATCTCATCGGGCGCTCGCCTCCCGTTCCTGGCGCTGGCGCTCGTCCTGTTCCTCGATCAGGCGGACACCGCGGCGCATCCTGGCGATCTCCGCTTCGTCAGCGGCGTGTTGCTCCCGGATCGCGGCGTCGAAGAACTTCAGCCGAAACGGCGCCCGTCCATCGCTCTGCCGTCCGCGCTCGGCGACGCGGCGAACGATGGGCAGGATATCCCGCTCCAACTCCATGTTGGGCAGGGCCAACCATTCCCTTAGCAATTGGTGATCGGGTGGCTGTGTCGCCATTCCTGCCGCATCGATCACGGCACGCAGATCAGGCGGACAGAGAGAACCTCGCGCAATAGGCTCTGGCTTATGGCTTCTGGCTTCTGGCTTCTGGGGCCGAGAGTTTGCCGAACCGTTTGCTGAGCCTTTGCCGAGATTTTGCTGCGGCAAATCAGAATTTCCGTAGCGTTTCTCGTTTGTTACCGATGCTCCCACAGAGCCCGATTTTGAGCGCGCTTTTGAGACTTTTGCGTCCCGAATCATGCGCCGCGAGAAGATGCGACCATGCCGATCGCGGGAAAACACGCCGTTCTGGTCCAGTTCGTCGAGCAAGGCGGAAACCTCCGGTTCCACGCCACCGGTCATGCGAGCGATAGCGGGAGCGTCCAGGCCGCGGCCATTGACGGCGACGTAGCCAATCGGGTCGTGCGATGCCGCGATGCAGAGCATTCGCATCCACAGTCCCTGTGCAGCGAAACTGCACAGCTTGAGGGCGGGATCGGTGTCCCAATCTGCCCAGAAGAATTTACCCCAGGGGTTAGCCATGATGATTACTGCCCCTGGAGCTGAAGAAATTGGAGCCGCGCACGGCCTGGTGCTCGGCAAAGAAATGACAGACGCGCTTGCCGACACGGCCATTGCGGACCTTGGCCGCGATGAGCTCCACCCGGTCGCGGCACGCATCCATGTTGGTTTCCCAATCCGCCCGCTTCTTGTCGTGGCGATCGGGTTCGGCGCGCTCGAGGTAATATTGCTCGCGGTAGACGAAGAGCACGACGTCGGCGTCCTGCTCGATCTCGCCGCTGTCGCGCAGATCCGACAGCACCGGGCGCTTATCCTCGCGGCGCTCCACCTCCCGGTTAAGCTGGGCCAGCAGGACGATCGCGACGTCGAGCTCGCGGGCGATCTGCTTGATGGTCCGACTGACCTCGCTGACCTCTTCGTAGCGCTTCGCCTTGGTGGCGTCGGTCTTCACCAGGCCGAGGTAATCGATGAACACGATATCAAGCGTCTGGCCCTTGGCGGCCATCTGGCGCTTGTAGCGGCGGATCATCATCGCCAGCCGGCCGACCTTGAGCCCGGCGTCCTGACGCAGCACCATGGGCCACGATGTGATCGCGGCGCGGGCTTCGGTGACCTTCTCTCGGTCGAACACGGTCAGCTTGCCCGCCTTGACGTTGTCGAAGCTGGCAGAGCGGCCGTAATCGAAAATGATGTCGGTGATGGCGCGCTTCATCAGTTCGGGCACGGACATTTCGAGGGAGATGAACAGCGTCCCCCAGCCGGCGCGCGCGGATGCGATCGCGGTGGTCAATGCCATTGCCGTCTTGCCCATGCTGGGCCGTCCGGCGAGGATGATGACTTCGCCGCGGCGGACGTTCCCGGTCAACTGGTTCCAGTCGTCCAGGCCATCGACGGCGAGCCCTGGCGGCTTATCGCCGGCGGCTTCGGCCTCGATCTCGGCCATGGTGGCGTCCCACGCCTGCCCGACCGTGTAGCTCTTGCCGATCTCTTCGCGCTGTAGCGCCGCCGTGAGCGCGGTATCGATGCCGTCGGCCAATGCCTCCACCGGCTTGGCCAGATCGTCCCTGGCCGCGTCGAGGAAGCCCTGCAGGCCGGCATAGAGGCGGCGACGCTTGGCGAAGTCGGCGATCTGCCGCGCGAAGTCGACCGTGACGGTGAGCGCGGTGCTGCTGCCGGTGAGACGTGACAGGAAGCCCGGGCCAAACTCAGCCGATGACGGGTCATGCTCGAGGTACGGTTTCAGGGTCACCGGGTTTGCCGGGCGGCCCTGCGCCAGCTCGCGCTCGATCAGCGAATAGACGCGGCCAAAGAACGGGTCGAAGAAGTCGTCGGCTCTCAGCACGTCGGCGACCGAATCGAACAGGCGATTGTTGACCATGAGGCCGCCAAGCAGCGCCATCTCGGTTTCGACGACCTGGAGGGGAGCCGACTGGTCCGGCTGGATAGGATCGGTCGCCATCATGCTTGCCGGTCCGACGCATTGAAGAGGTCAGCCCAGCGGCGGTGCGCGCGGACGGTAGCGATCTGGTGCGCCTGATCGGTGCGCAGCGCCGGCGTCTCGTCCATCATGCGCACGAGGCGGGTATATTCCGCCCAGGCCTGGTCGACCGCGCGTGCTGTGGGGAGGATGGCGACGACGCTGCTCATCCCTCATCCCCATGACAAATCGCGACATGGCGCGGCATGTCCTCCGGCAGGATCTGGAGCTTGCACAGGGCGCAGGGCACGCGGCGCGCATTCTCGGCCGCCATCTCGGCCAGCTTGCCCTTGATGCGATCTGCCGCAGCCCCGCCGAAGCTTAGGCCGGTGGGATAGGGGTTGTTCATAGAACCGCCCCGAATTGCGCGACCAGCGGATTGGCGAGGCGCCAAGGGGGGATTATCTGAAGCGAGTCGCAGGCGTAATCGAGCAAGCCGATGGCCTCTGCTTCGTCGTGCTTGGCAGGGCGAAAGCCAAGATCGCGGCATCGGGTCATTGCCATGTGCTTCAAATCCGCGGTGCGGGATTTGCGCGGCAGCTTGCCAAGGAATTCGCGGCGCCAGGTCGTATTGTTAACCCCTCGGATGATCCGGCAGCCCATCGCCTCTCCCCACGATTCCGCGTGAGCAGACAGGCCGAGCGCTAGCTTGATGGTGTCCAGGTTCGTGTGGCCCTGAAGCTGCGGCGGGCTGATCGGCTCTTCGAAGAACAGCGCGTCGATCGCGCCCACGCTATTGAGGTCAGTCATCCGCTCATGAAGTCGCGCGAAAACCATTCCGCGCGACGTCATCTCCGATCCGAGCTGCCATGTGCCCGACGCGACAACGGCGTCACCGGGCCCCCATGCGGCGAACCCGGTCGATGCTTTGCTGAGATCGAGTGCGAGCACCCTCACGCCCGGACGCCCACCGGGCCGTTGCGATCCTTCACCACGGTGCCACCCACAATGATCTTATGGGCCATCTGGACTTGACGCAGGGACAGGCGCTCGAATTCGTACCTGTCCCGGCACTCGATTACGCGCTGTGTCATTATTCCGCCGCCTCGGGCATTTGGTCGTGGCCGTCGGCAAGGTCGGAATCGTCAGCCGGTCCCTTGGGGATCGTGGCGAGCTTGGGCCTGGCTCGTTCGACGACCGGCATCGATGGAGGCGCGTCGCCGCCCATCTGATCGACAAGGTCCTGCGTAACGCCGATGCCGGCGGCGTGCATCCCGCCGTAGAATGTGCGCAGGAAATCGTCGCGCAATTCGGGGTCCATGCGCATGAGTGAGTGGACCTGCTTCATCGCCTTCTTATTGCAGTGGCAGTCCTTCTCGATCGTCTTCCATGCCGCCGACTGATCGCCGCGAGTCTTGGCGCTCTCCTCGGAAAGCGGATTGAGGTCGTTGCGGATGATGGCGATCGCCCGGTCAAAATCGGGCTTGGGGATCTCGCCGTTCACGGTGCCTTCGTTTGGGGTGGACATGTCGTCTTCCTTCGGTTGTGGCGCCGGTTCTGGCGCGGGGATGGGTTGGGGGTCTGGTTGCGGCGTCACCGGCTCGTCCGGAACAGGCTCGGCGTTGGCGAATGCCTGCCGTCCCTCGGCCAGCGATGCGCGCAACTCGTCGGCCTCGATTAGCCTGGCCTCACCGATGCCAATTCCGGATTCGACCGCGGCCATCATCATGGAGCGGCCGTTGCGGCGGCAGGATCGATAACGGCGTAACTGGAGAGAACCGGGTGATTCCATCAGCGCTGGCCCTGGCTGACGACGAAGCGCTCCAGCGCGGCGGTGACGCGGCGCTTCCGGTCGGCGATGATCTTCTTGCGCAACCGGCGGGGCAGGGCATCGAGTTCGGCGCGATCGGCGTCGTCGAAGCGGGCGAGGCCTTTCGGCTTAGGTGCCGGCATCACGACCGGCTTCCGGCGGGTGAACCAATGCATCATGCCGCGCGCTCCCTTGCTGCGTCCTGCTCAAAGCTTCCCAGCCCGCGCATCATCAGCGTGGCGGCGAGATCCAGGACGGGGATGCCGTCGCGGATCGCTGCGCGCGTGACTTCGGCGGGAATGCGGAACAGGGGCGTGGGCGCGGTTGCGGACTGCGGCTCGCCTGCCATCGCGGCTTCGAAGATATCTCGAGCAATCGGCCCGACATGGCCGCCATTCGCTCGGCGCCTCAATTCGGCGTAGCGCTCGGCGGAAACCTTGATGTTGACCTGATACTGCGAGAGGTCAGGCGCGGCGGCACGGCGACCCGGGGCCGTCGGCAACCGTTGCGGCTCGAATGATGGGGGAGCGGCAATTGGCACACTTGGTGCCGGCGCGCGGAGGTCTGAAACCTCCAGCCGCTCCCCTTCGCCGCTGGCCGGAGCTTCCAACTCGGCAGCGGGCGAATCTGGTTGGACGGGTTTGCGGCCGGTGATCATCTGGATCCGGCGGACGCATTCCTCTTCGGACAACAACGGCTTCGGCGGCCTGATGACCGACGGCACCGGGCGCGGCGTCTCGATGACACGATGCTGCCGGCCGAGTGCGATCTGGCGCCCAGCATGGGTGTATTTGATCGTGATGTCGCCGCGGTCGGCGAGGTCGGCGAGCATTGAACGGGCTGTCGCCATGAGGTCCAAGCCGAGCAATTCGACGATCTGCTCATCGGTCGGGGAGGTATCCTCGCATTCGATCCGGAAGGTGAGCCAGTCGAGCAGGCGGGTGAGCTGGAGCTTGGGGTGCGCCATCACTCCGCCTCCGCAATGCTGGAGAGCTTGAGCGCCATTTTCCGGTGCTGAGGAAATCGGTTTCCTGGTCTGCGCCGGTACGCGCAGGTGACGTCAACGCTTGGATATTCCTGCTCGTGCAAGGCAGCAGCCAATTTCGCGCGTCTATCGATCTGCGCACGGAAGCGGCTCAAGGAGATGGTCACCGCGCTTTTTGCGTAGTCTAAATGACCGGCCGGCAACCGTAGGAGGTCACGAGCGAGCGCGTTAACATGCGCGTTGTCTTGGAACCATTCGCCGCGCATCCGATGCTGCCAGAGCGCATCGTGTATCGCTGTTTCGAGACGTTCACTTCCGGGTATCCAGCCGATGAGGTAGACCTCGACAGGGCTATCAGTCTGGATCGAGGAAAGCCTGCCGATGACGTTCGTCGAATAACCGACCTTGATAGCCCGCAGAGCCTCATTGCGGACGAAGTAAACGTAAGAATCGCCGGGTATCATCGAGCATTCTCCAGCCGAAAGCGGGCGATGCGAGCATGGAGAGCGTGAAGCGAAAGCTCGGCGGCCTCGACATCGGTTTCCATCGCCGCCAACTCGGCATCGCTTTCAATCGCGCCGCGGGCGCGGGCCTTGCCCAGATCGCAGATGACCTGCCCCGTAGCGGCAATGGCATCGGGAGCGTCGTCGGACGGGAGGGGGGTCAGGACGAAACCCTTGGCGGCAAGCAGCGCGTCCAGGGCTGACGGATCGACATCCAGCAGGTTGACCGCGCAAGCGAGGCCGAGCGTGCTTTCCTGGTCGCGGGCACGCCGCACCGTCTTCTCGTCGCAGCCGATCGCCATTCCGACCCGCGACGGGCCGATGGTGCCGCCGCCGATCGTGTTCGCCTTGCCGCAGGCGCGAATGATCCCGTCCGCCAGCAGATGACGGGCGTC